AAGCCCTGCACATTGCGGTTTTTTTGGTTCCACGTCCGAGTGTTGCATCACTTTTATCTCTCCAAACTGATCCCGTAACCTGTTAATCAGATGATTCAGCGACCTTATTTGTGCCTCTGTAAAAGTACCGGATAATCCAATAAGACAGATACCGACAGCATTATTATAGCCAAATGCATGCGCTCCCTTTTCGTCGAGCTCCATATCAGCATCATCATCAAGCGGCCTGCCTGTCTCAATATGACCGTCAAAATAAGAGTGTAATTTGTAAGGTGAAAGTAATCCATTAAGAATAACATAATGATATCCTATTGTCTCCCATCCCCTTTCGGTAACGTGCCATTTTGTTATTACTGAAGCATTACCCCAGCTGCTATCGCTGCAATGTACTATTATGTTTGTCATCTCTCTCTTTTTATCAAGTATCTTGCACTATCATTATTAAAAAATAGGATCCGCGAAGAATCCGGCAACATCAAAATTTCTCCTCGTGGATTTACCACAACCGGAACACTCTGGTCGTCCTGCTTCTGAATGATAGTAGCTCCCTGTTGAGTATTACGAAAACCAAAATATGTTGAAGTTCCTAAAGCACCAATGGCAATGATTACACCTATCACTTTTAATATATTCTCAAACCTTTTTCTTGCTTCTGATTTTAACAACTTATCTCCTGCGACAAACCTCTTTATTTCTTCAATATCTTTCCCTTTGTTGCAATTAATAGGATGTGTCAATATATCTTTCTCAACCTTTAAAACCTGACCTTCTAATTCCGTTACCCTGCCATTCGTCTTTGTTGTTTGCTTTTCAATAGCATCCAGTTTATCATGCACGGTAATAAATTGTGCATTGATACTTGAATTAAGTCCTTTGAACTTCTCCTCGAGATATAATCTGTATGCTGGATCGGTTGTCATAATGCTATCTGTTCATTTTCGCTCATGGTCAATTAATTAACTTCTATACCAATTACCAAATCCTGCCGGGAATCCAGTCCCATCACCGGAACCTCCGGGAGCAACAATACCTACTAATGATACCACTACTGATTTTGTTCTCATCAGTGTCTTATATGCAGTTGCTAATGCACTTGGTGATGTTTCCCCATCAAAATCACCCCATATACCACCTTGGTTTGTATCAGCCATCGAAGAATGATCCGCATCGGATAAACTAAAGACTGTCCCTGTCCATGTTGTAGCCGAAGCATCTATGATTGCCTGTGATATATTTGCAACTGACCAACCCGATCCTGCTTGTGCGGATATTTGGAAATAACTCATTGATGCCGGCCATACATGAGTACCATAACTAATTGTGTTCGATCCGGTAACTCTTGTATATGCTGCTAATGTCAATAACGCATTACTTCCGGTAAGGGTATTTGATCCCGTGCAATAGAGTAATATTAATGAACTAAGATTAGCGATACTACCAGAGAGTGTATTTGATCCTAATACATTCAAAGTACCTAATGAAATCAGTAATGCCACACTACCTGTGATTGTATTTGTCCCGGTAACAGAAAGATATGTTAATGAAGTTAATGCGGCCACACTACCGCTTATCGTTGTATTACCTGCAAGAGAAAGATATGTCAATGAAGTGAGTGCAGCAATACTGCCAGTCATGGCATTTGACGTACCGGTATTTGACAGATATGTCAATGAAGTGAGTGCAGCTACACTACCAGATATAGTATTCGATCCTGTTAATCTAAAGTATGTAAGTCCTGTTAGTGCTGCCACACTGCCAGATAATGTATTGTTACCCTGAACATATAATACAGTTAATGCAGTTGTTAATTTACTAATATCTCCACCAAGAGATGGGGCGTTTGTGCCAGCACTAAATCCATTATTAGATATATCACCAAAACCAGTGACATACTGTGCTTTAATAAGAAAATTACCTGTCCCCGATGTATTCTTAATATATATCGTTCTTAATGCACCTGTTGTTAATTCCCATTCAGTGCTCTCTCCCAATGTCCCAAGAAGGTTAGTATAAAATTTTGCATTACCAGTGACTTTAACTGTCTGATCTGCACTTGTTGACATTTGAAGCGTTGCTACCGCCCCACCCGTTCCTGTTGATGCAAGTGTGAATGCAACATACGTATAATCAGTAATGACATCAGTATAAGGAGAATATACAGCACCTTTGAATGTTCTGAATCTGAACCAGTACTTTGTATTTTCTGTTAATCCGATAACTGAAATATTATTAACATTCTCTACTGTCGTATCATACTCTGTATAATTAACCCCATCCGTAGAATATTCCCAGGAACCTCCATCATGGTCATTATTAGTTCCAAGTTCAACAGTCAAATTTATTTCAGTATCAGAAATTGATTCAGATCGCAGACCATAAGGTATTGTATCTGACAAATTATATACTTTACCGATTTCCCTCAAAACAACCTCTGCTATTTTTGCCTGTCCTGCTTCGTTATAATGAATGTCATCTTGATTGTATTCAATTTTTAAATCCCAGAGATTACCAACATCTCCACCTTCGCGGAATTGTCCAAGATCATTATCAAAATTAATAACAACCCAATCAGTTCTGCTATAAGAATTAAATAATGCTAAGAGATCAGTATTCCAATCATCTCTATCCTGCATCTGGTCATTTGTACCATCAGTCCACGGCATTAGTAACCACATAACAGGTATAATATCATTTGCCTCACAGTCATCAAGTATTGATTCCCATGCTGCTAAAACTGTTGCCTTAGCCGTTCCTATTGCAAGATCATTAATACCTCCGTTTAATATTGCGAACCTCGGTAACTTATCAAGACAATCTCTTTCAAATCGTCCTGTTATATTATTCATCCTGTTGCCACCGATGCCACAGTTTTGATAAGTAAACTTAGCGTCTGATGCCCTCAATTTATATAACCATGATTTAGTTATATCGACAGTAGTATAGTTACTATCAATCATTGATGTATGTAATGGATAACTCTCCATCAATGAATCACCAATACCAACAATAAGAGGAGCTTTCATAAGCGCGGCAATAGGATGAGAACTGTTCGGAGTTACATAACCAACTCCCGACCATGACTGATTAGCTCCTGTTACTTTCGTACCTATAATATAAATACATCCGGCAGCATCCCTATCAGCTGTCTGACTAAATGCCTTGTCAACATCCGAAACTAAATATGTACTTATGAAATCACCTTCCTCAACATCAATGGGAGTATCCAATGTCACAGTGCATGGATTAGCAACTGATAGCTCGTCCGTAATATCTTCCCTGGCAATCTCATCATAGTTGGTTCCATCGAACCGCCATATAACAATATCACATTCAGTAATTCCCGTAATTGTTATTACATTAAGCTGAACCTGAACTAATGATCCCTTCTGATTTATTCTCTCCGGCTTATATGTTGTAAGCAAAGATATACCTTCTGATTGTGCTGTATAATCTGCTACTCCTACCGTATCTCCAATACTGCTGCATTGTACGTTATCAGTATTACATGGCAAAAATTCTAAATCCTGACCCGATGTTGCAGATGCAGCGATTGATAAAGTACCTATGTTATCATTTTTATATGGAGCAGCTTTTACATAATAAAGTGTATTTTTAGTTAGTCCTGTAATAGTTGTACTTGTACCAATACTTGTAACTGTCTTATTTAAAGTATAAGTAATATCATCAGTTGATATGTATATTTTATGTCCTGTATAATCAGTCGTGCCATTATTTGTCCATGATACCGTAAATTGAGTTCCTGAATTAACTACAATAGTAACACCTGTAACTGTCCGTGTTGCCCAGTAAGCAGTCCAGTTGATACCTCCTGATTTAAATAATGGAATATTTAATATGGAATTAACCTTCATATTAATTCATTTATGCTGCAACAATCTTCGCTCCCTGATCAATTGGTATATAAAATAATACCCATTTTATCTGTCCTGTTTTACTTGCATCACAATCAAGATCTATTGTACCTGGTGCCACTATAATACCTCCGGCTTGTGATACTCCTGCTCCTGATGTGTTCTCTACCAGTGCATCTGCCAAAGTACCTGTAAGATTATAAAATGTTCCTACAGCATCAGAAGCTATATCTAATGTAGCACATAAGTCCACATCAGCACCAACAGTAGGATTGGCAACTAATTTCATATTATTTGCTCCGGCTTCTATGATAGTTGTTACCTCTCCTATTATTTCTACAATACATTTACCTCCACTAACAGTATATAATGCTCCTGCCGTTGATTGTGGAAGATTATTTGCTGCTCTTGATACTCTTCTTGGTTTAGTCGATATCTGTGAATATACGTGTACCATGATTATAATGATTTTTTGATTATTACTCTTGCTGAATTAGCTGCAGTATGTGTAGAATTTACAACAACTAACTTTAACATGTATTTTGTCATAGTTACTTCTTCACCTATGATAGCTAATCCACTCTGTGTAGTACTTGTAGTAACGATGATACCACTTGCATCATCTAATATATCAGATGACATGTCGATCCAATTATTATCAGAATCATCATTAGCAGCATTACTAAGTGATCCATATATCTTAAGATACATTGTTGTATTAGCTCCTGCCGTGAGATCATACTGAATAGTGATATGTCTTATATCTACACTATCTATTACATATCTATTGACGGATGGTAATACATATTCCGCAGATGAGAAACTTGCCGCTCCTGTTAGTGTACTTGTCTCAATAGTTGTTACATCTGTGACAGAGTTGACTGTTGCCGATTCAGCATCATCAATCTGCCATACAGGATATCCTACAGCTACATTAGAGACACTAAAGTCAGCCGATATATCAAGGATAGTATTTGTGTCTGCTCCGGCATCAGCAGTGAGATTAGTCCCTAACAGATTATTCTCTGATATCACTATCTCACTCGGATAAGTCTTATAAACAATTTCTGTCGTTTCCATATCATATCATATTATAAGTAAACATTTGGATTATTTGGAAGGAATACATTACTATTATATTTATTCATGACTTTATAACAATAATTAATTAATGACATAATCTCAACTTCTGACAGATCATTGACTGCATCATTTGAATCAGTATCTCCTATAGGAGTATAGTCATAAAGTATATCTTTCACTTTACCTACGAAGTTATTCATCCTTAATAGATCATTATATATACCTGGATTACCTGTACGTCTCTTAAGCATATTACATATCTCATTACCAAACCTACCATGTAATGTCTGTATATTACCGAGCGTCTCGTCAATGTATGTCTGATTCAAACTCATAATTATTATTATTAACCCATAATAAATTGATACCATGACCCATCAGCTCTTCCAACAAATCGTTTATAACCTGTATCATAATATATCATCCCATCAACAGGAGTGACAACAGATGCAGTACCATTTATTCTTGGTAATAAAACTGTTTTTGTTGTAGATGATACTTCCAGTGCTGCCGATGCAGCAGCAGCAGTACCCTTACCAATACTTACCTGTGTATCACAAATAACACCAGTATTAAATGTAGTAATATCACTAAACTGAGCCACTCCACTTACACTTAATGCACCATGTATAGTAACTAATGAATCTAAATAACCTACACTATAACCAGTACATTCCAATACAGCAGTTGCCTTGCCATCATATACAATAAAGTTTCTATAATAAGTATCTAATCCATGATAACCATATTCGTTAATCTTTATTCCAGATCCATCTAAATTCTTTGAATTCTCCCATATATTAGGTCCTTGTATTGCTACATTCCATCCATTAACATCAGCATTTGTTCCAAGTTCTGCAACACCTGTTGCAGTAAGATCACCTGTCTTTGTTACACTAAATGGAGCATCTGCAGCTGTTGCATCTCCAATCCATAACCTATATGGATCATCACCTATCACTGCTGATAAAATTGCTATATTATCTCCTGTACCTATCGACATATAACCAGTATTAGATAATGTTATAGTTCCTCCAATTAATGTCGTTGCTGATAATGTCCAACCACCTATTGTTCCTGAAACAGCAGTAAGTACACCTGCTTCTGTTACATTAAATGGTGCAGCTCCTCGTGATGATGCACCTGTCCAGAATCCTGCTCCTGGTTTCATCTGAACCCTTGTAGGTCCTGTTCCTGAATATAATCCTTCTGTAGAATCTATAATAAAACCACCAATTAATCCTGCTATTGCTGTTATAGTACCCTTAATAGTAAATGTTGTATTATCCCATGAGAATCCCTGTGTTAATATTCCTCCGGCAACAATACCTACTCTCATCTTATATACTGCTGCATCTAATCCCATCCATATACCACTATCATTTGTAAGATATCCTGCAGGAAGTGTTGCTCCCATTGATAATGAAGGTATGGAAGGATCTATCTTAAAAACAAGTGCTGCACCACTGTAGATATTATAATCAAGGTTATATGTCGTTATTGCTTCATTACTTATACGAAGATAATGATCTGTATCAAGATGTCCATCTCCTGCAAATAATCCAAATTCATCAGATACATGAAAAAGACCATTTAAATTTCCAAGTCTGGTGTGAACAGTTAAACCTTCTCCAGGTAGAATACTAGCAGGATGAGTTGTCCATCTAACAATCTGATGATAAGGAGAATTTTCTGCCATATCACCATCAATAGAATTACTTTCTAAGTATCCATTACCAGTAATACCATAATCTAATACAAGCGAACCTATCCCTATTGTTTCAGTAGCCGTTGCTGCTCCTTCATTAGGATTTGCTGATCGTGTAAATGTATATGTTTGTGTTTTATTTGTTGTGTCTGTTGATACCCATACAACAGTACCCCAGCAATCTGCAACATCTAATCTGAGTCCTACTCTTTCAAATTGTCTTAATCTTATTAGATCACCATTAACAAATACTCTAAATGTATCGAAACCTTTAAACGAATCAACAACTAATGTTGTTACTCCTCCTGCTACAGGAATAGTAAATATTGCTGCCAATGAAGCAACAGATTTGCTTATTATCTGTCCTCCTGCAAGAGCTTGTTCAAGATCCGCAATAAATGCAGCAGTATGTATTTCGTCTGCCCATACTCTTCTAAAATCTGATGAACCGCCATAAGTTATATACCAACCTGTCGTTTTACTTGCAAAATGATCTGTACCTATTCCTACTGAAGAAGTAAGTTTTATAATATTACTTACAGGACTTAATACAAGATCATCTATAGTAGATATAGTAAGATCACCTGCTGCATTAATAGTAAATGATGCATATTTACTGGCATCATAACCAAGACGTAACTGTTCAGTTGTAGATAAAAAATGTGCTTTAGCTGATGCTGGTGTTATACCTGCCGATATGGTACCATCAACCAATAAGTTATTATCTCCTGCATCAGTTTCACTACCTACATGAAGACCACCATCTATACATAATTCCGATAATGGGGCTGTAAATCCAATACCTACATTACCACTGGTAGATTGTAATATTAGATCTCCATATGCTGTCCATCCTGTCTTACCAACATTAATTTCAGTATAGGTAGCACCTGGTATAATATCTAATGCTCCACCTGCTGCTCCATGAACATAAGTAGCATCTTGAAACCTTGCTTGTCCTTGTATGTTAAGCGGGACCAATGGTACAACAGTTCCAATACCTACATAACCATTTGCAGATTGAATCATCATATCTACAGAAGCAGTTACACTATTATACCAATAAAGATCATTTACAGCTCCACCATAAAAAGGTATAGTTCTTTCAATCATATTAAGCCATTTATTAGTTCCGGCTTTCATATATGCTATTCCTGATGTAAATGCACTGCTATCCAAGTTTAACCATAGATTATCTGCTCTATATAGATGAAGTGTTGATAATGGAGATGTAATACCAATACCAACATAACCAGTTGTAAGAATTGTCATTGCTGTTGAAGTAGCAGCGAATCCTGTATCAAAATAAATATTATCTGCAGCAATATTTAAATCTTTAAATGACACACCATAATCTACACTCTGTATATATCCGGCAGCATTATAAAACATTATAACTGTAGGACCAAGACTATTACTTGCTGTTGCTGCACCTGTTGTAGCAATAGCTCCATTTACCTCAAGTCTTTCATATGGTGTTGATGTACCAATACCTACTAGACCACCATTGGGTTGTAATAATATATAACTTGTAGTTTTTGTTGCATGTGACGTACCTTCTATCGTTATATCACCATTAGCTGCTGCAGATCCATATATGATAGGCGTGGTAATATCAGTGGTAAATACAGGACTTACCGACATGGCAAATGTTGTTCCTGTTCCTGTCTGTAATGCTATTGATGTTGCATTTCCTACAGATGTTATAGGTCCTGTCAGGTTGACGGCAATAGATACAGGAACTAATTCCCATGATGCACCATTATAATATAACTGATCACCAACTGCTGTTGTTATACTGTTACCATTTGGATTACCATAATCATATGTCCCTGCATCACAACAGACATAATACCATCCTGCAGTACCTGTACCATCTATCAGTGCCGGTCCTCCTCCTGTAGGTAGTCCATCATCTCCATCTACGGTACCTTTATATGTCTGTGAAGATGTTATATTACCCCATTCACCAGATCCATCTAAGTTTGTACATTTCCATATATATCCTACTGTTGGAGTATCAGTTATCTTAAGTGTAGGAACTGTTATCTCACTTGTAAATGTAGATTCTCCTATTATTTCTAATGTACCATCGACAAGAAGATTATCAGGACCTGGATCACTTGCACCACCTACATGTACTCCTCCTGCTGTCTTTACCAATCCTATAAATGTTGATATACCTCCGATATCACATGTACCTACAACGACAAGATTATTATTACCAACTGCAGTAGTACCACCAACATTAAGACCTCCGTCAATACATAATGCTGAAAGTGGAGAAGTAAAACCAATACCCATATAACCATTAGTGCCAATAGTTACACCAGTTGATCCACCATTAGGCCAGAAATTAATAGTCTTACCAGTCTCAGCAAATATTACTATATTAGTAGCAGTAGTACCTAATACTGCACCAGATAAACCAATCACACCATATTGAGTACCACCTGATTTTAATATAATATTTGGCATATTTCCAGCAGTACCCAAAGCATTAAGTGTTATCTTTCCAGAACCTGCACTTACAGCATCTCCAACTGTAAAAGTTTCATTAATACCTAAAGTACCTGCAATATCTAATGTATATCCTGGAGTTATTGTTTTAATACCTATATTACCATCACCTCTGATTGCAAAATATACTGTTGCTCCTGTTCTTTCATAGACCCGCATAGAATAATCACTACTATTTCCTCCGGCAACAACACTTAATCCAAAACTTGTACCTGCTGCAGCACTATTAACAAAATAACCAGCATTGATATTTGGTACTGATGTTTCTACATCTAATTTTTGAGTTGGTGTAATAGTACCAATACCTACATACTGTTTTTGTGATAAGAACATTACATCTGATCTAAAACCAGTTGTACTATCACCTACTCTGAATCGTATATTTGAAGCTGATCCGTTTGCTGTGGGTTCAATAGTAAGTTCGCCTCCTGTTTCATTTGCCCATATCTGAAAATATATAGGATTAACCCCTACCGATGTACTATCAAAATATACTTTATTACTTGTTCTTATCCTTATATCTCCTGTCATATCAAGTTTATATGCAGGATCAGTATTCCCTATTCCTACATTACATCCAGATATCTCAAGATGATTACTTGTATCATCAAATGTTATTAATGGTCCTGTTGTCTGACCTATATATCCTCCATTTGGAACAATAGTATATATCGGTAATGTAATATTTGTGACAAAGATAGGACTTGTTGCTCTTACAGGTGAACCGGTGCCTGTTGCTGTTGTCCATACAGGATCAGCAGCACCACCACCAACTAGTATTTGTGTTGTTGCTCCTGCTGCAAGATAACTTAATGTACCATCAGCAGATGATATAAGTATATTACCTGCTGCTGCACCATCAGTAACCTTTAGTACAGGTATAGTTATCACTCCTAGAAATACAGGATTTTCAATAGGTGTATAATATGAACCATGTTGTCCATCTAAAAGATCTGCATCAAGACCTGAACCATGACCATCAATAGTAAGTAATCTCTCTAATAGATCATCATTAGTATAACCCTGTATGATAAGATTCTTATCTTCATAATGTTGTATTAACTGTTCCGTTACACTTCCTATCGTCTGCGGCTTACCTTTTAATATGACAGATCCTTTACCCATGATTAACTATATATTAGATCCATATTATTATAATCCAGTATCCTGGTTATTCTTCCATATATATTATTAACACTTGCTGTACTTACTGTTGTTATCGCACTCTTTAATGTGTTAAGAAGACCATTACACGTCTCTATCTGTTTAAGATATTCATCAGCCTCAACACTCTCATCCATCTCTGCAAAGATAGCATACATCTTCTCAAGAGCTATCTCTACATTAGAGAAGACAAATGGAACAAATGTATTGGAATAACATGGTGTTGATGTACCTGTGGCATCATCAGCAACCCATGTGGCAATAATATAATATTGATTCGCATTGATATATGTAGCATCATAGAAACCATTATAATTAGTTGTAGCAGCTATTGTAACCTTCATGCCTGTCTGTACAAGATGTAAAGCCGATGTTACTAATACTGCTCCTGCTACCGTACCGGAATAATCTGCAAAAACCGTTATATTAGTGGCTACCATCCATACATCATACTGAACAGAATAATATCCATCGACCCATTCACTCGTCTGGTCATCGAATACTATCTCATCACCCGCAAGAATAGGATCAGCTGCTGCAATATCTGCTGCTACATCTATCACCGTATCTTCATCATTAGGATCAGTGATGGTAAGTGTTGCTGCAGTAACATCTGTCGAGTCTAATCCTGCTATGCCATCCCATTTAGTACCATCACCAGTATCTACTCCTGTTGTATCACTAAAACGTAATACTGTAGATCTGTTTAATACCTGCAAATCAATAGTAGGGGTAAACATATCTCTTAATTTAAAAAAATGGACAATGAAGGGAAGGTGATATACACGATCCCTCCACCATCCATAAGGTTACTACTTCGCTAGTCCCGATGCCTGTGTAGACCATGCATCAAGAACTTCTATAACTATATCATTCGCATCAGTATTATCATAGCTTGTATGACAGGCGATGATTAATTGCTTTGGATTATGTCCAGGTCCTCCAATAGACTCTGCTCTACTCTTTGATGCCCATGCAATACATAACTGAGCAAACGTATCACCTGCGCTCACTGCAGAGGTATATGGTACATAACTACGTGCATCACCACGATAGGTATTGCCTTTCTGCCCCTGACAGAAATATTCCAGGTCACGTAACTGGTTCTCAGTACCAACGCCAAGACTGGCAGCAGTGTTATATGATATCTCTGTTGCTCCAAAATCTTCCAGACCAACTGTGAAGGATATCTTGCTCCATGGACGTTTACCAAGTACCCATGCCTGTGCAACACCTGTCAGTGATATACCATAATTGGCAATACTTGCAGCAGGAATAACTTCTATATCAGCAGTTGCTGTTGCATATGTTCCGGAGGCATCTGTGACGGGACGATCCAATCGTACTACAGTAGCAGAAACAAGTTCTTCAATATAATAAACATTGTTCGTTAGAGCTGTTCCAGCACCAACTGTACCCAATCTATAAAGATCCCCTACTGCAGTATTCCCTACTGTTGCAGCATAAGTAAGGTTAGTACCAACAGTAATAAACTTACTCCCCTGAACTACTGTTGCGTTATGGTCAAGTAAGTTGCCTGCAGTAACGGCAGCGGAATTCCTTACTCCTGCAGTGATGACATCTTCTGGTTGTGCATCAAGACTACCTCTCAGATTAGTCATAAAACCAAAGGTGACTTCGGTAGCTGTAGCTGCAGCAGCAGACTTATATGCCACATCTATCATCTCCTGTCTCCCCTGACCTGTTCTCCCGATCTGTGTGAAACGGATACGTAACTTATAAAGATTATCGTTTATAACACGTATAGAGCTTGCTGCCCCGGTATAACCAATGAATGTTATCTGTTCTGCAGCGGCTGCATAAGCAATACCACGATACGAGATAATATCCTCAGCCTTCATAAAGTCGGAATATACCAATGCATTGTTGAGCCTGCCAACAATACGTATCCCTGTCTCTGCAACACGATCATCCGTGAGTACAGTAGTAGCATCAAGAACCATGTTCTCATCATTACAGACGGAAGCGGCTCCTTCATCGAGGTCCGTGTAGGAATTGATATAAGCTGCTCCGGCTGTTACCGGTGCAGTAGAATCATCCAACATGAACATCAGGTTCAAAACATGTGACTGTTCCATAATAATTTATTTATTTAAGGTTAATAAAAAGCCATTCTCAAGGACTACCGCATTATCGATAGCCTTCTTGACCATGGCCCGTGACATACCAAGTGCGTCAGCACACTTGGATATAGATTCATATTCTGCAACAAAATCTCCATCAAGATGACAGTATACTGTCTTTGATGCAGGATTAACATTTGCAGAAATAATTTTCTTTTCTTCTTTCTTTTCAGACTTCCTGTTTAACTTATTTAAACCCAGAAGTCCTGCTTTCATCCTTGCTAATAACCATCTATTGTACATTTGCTTTTGTTTTTATGTTATTACTCCTTTGATCACTTAAGTACATGTATGCAGCTCTCGCAGCAATATCTCCATGTACTGATGAGTCTATCTCCATCTCACCTGTAGCAGGTGCAGTGGGATAGATACTATATGGTGTATGTTTCTTGATGAAACGACATGTATATGATACTGGTGTGTCACCTGATGCCAGAATAAGTTCTATCCTTCCTCCTGATGTGTTAACCCTCCATATCTCTTCATTGGTAGGACATAAGAAAGGATTATTCTTATTAGCCTTTATCATATTATGCTTGATAGGGATAATATTAACACTATTCGTTATTGCATCACCATCACAGTCAATAGTGTTTATCACAGCACTCTCAGATACTATATACTGTAATGAATATGTTCCTCCGATAGTAGTGGTATATCCGTCTGCACTATGTGTTGTCAATGCAACAAACACTGTCTCTATCCTGTCAACAAGCAATGGTGCCAGTATCCTGCTAATCCTCTCATTAATCTCAAATGATATTGCCGGATTGATAAGACTGTCATACATCTCGGTTATATAATCCTGATAGGCATAGTTAATATAATCCTCCATTATGGTAGACATAACAGGATCCTTTATACCGTATTTCTCCAGTTCAAGATTAAATCGCTGATGTACTTCGTGTATTGTCATTATACTTCCGGTCTGTTCATTAACTCATTAGCCTGTATGCTTGTTGCTGCCTCGTTAGGATTAAATATCTTCTTTGCAAGATCAATAGCTGTCTTAACAATCCTGTCATGCAGTATCTCATTAACCTCACAATTGACACCTGTTGCTATATCAACCGGTTTACGCATGTATTCCAAATAGAAATCTTCAAATCCTGCTACAGTAGTATGCTGATCGATAAGTAATGTCAATGTACGATCTTCATCCTCATATACCCTTGGTTGTAATAATATTGGTCTGCTTAATGGATTAGTGATATACTTTCCTGACATAATCTTGTCAATAAGTATATTTTCTACCCATGCTGCAACAGTTATTGGTTTATATGTTGCTCTTGTAACTTTTGTCTTAGAACTTATATATCCTATGTATTCCTCTGCAGGAGTAAATAATAATGATGTGGTATAATTATGTGCAGGTGCAGTTAACGTACCAAGTTCATTCTCAATAAGGTTTGTTATATGCACCAATCTGCCTGATCCAAGCTCCTTAAGCACCTCTATGCTCTGAGCCTGGTTAAGCAATACCAATATCTCTTCATTTTCATAACCAGGACCTTCAAGGTTGACTATATCATAGCCAACCCCGAACGCCTGTATCATCTGTGTTGTAGTCATCACTATTTACTTTTCGGATTTCTCCTCCTGATAACCTTTTTCTCTTTCACCGGATCTGTGTTTGACGATAATATCTCTCTTAACTTATCATTCTCTTCTTTAAGCTTTGCATTATCTTGCGATAGTTCCTCATTCTTATTAAGAAGAAGTTTTGAAGAATCCTCTATCTTTGCTATCCTGTTAAGCAGATCATCATCAACCTTTGGTATTAATGTTTCAACAATCTCATCACTCTTCCCGATAATCTTTATAGCAGGATTCTCAATAGCATCTATCTTGCCTATTAATGACAGACGTATATTATTATTCCTGGCATCTTTAAGATATGTTATCAACCCTTCAAGATTATTCCTGGATGATGTCTCACCAAACACTGAGAATGTCATACCATCTCTATGTATTAGACCACAATTAATAGCTCTCTGTATGAGTGACTTTGTTTCAAACTCCGGATCTGTCATGATAGCCATGAACGTACCTGTCTTTTCTTCTACTATACGCCCAATCTCTCCTTTACAATATTCCATCGATGGATTATTCGGTAGTCTCTTTCCCTCTTTATCTTCAAGATAATAGATCCATAAGAAGTCAATCATCTTTTTCAATGATCCATCAAGTTTATTGCCGAACAATATATATGCATCTTTCTTAAGATCCACTTTAGATGTCTTGATCTTTGACTCTTCATCTTCAGATACCAGGGCAAACTTATACGTTCCCTTATTATATCTATCTTCAAATGAAGGTGCAATATCATCACTACATGACTTCAGAATCTTATATGCAATAAAATCATTCACATTAGACATCTGCAGATACCTGCCGTTCCTGTCAAGTATAACCGGTCTGTTGATCCAGTAGTTTTCCTTTACAGGTTTATTCACATTAAGTGCATCGGCAGTCTTAAACCCAAGTTGTTTTGTCACTTCCATAATCTGTGCCTCTGTCAGATCAGCCAGGGGATCAATCAATGCCCCTGTCCTTAGACTGTTAGGAACGACATATTCATGTTTCGCTCCTGTATTCATAAACGCACTGTCAGATTCAGGTAGAACCCAATCACTTGATCTTTTAATGGGTTCTACCCGTACTCTGCCAGTTCTTACATAATCATTAATCGTTCTCTTTTCTGTTAACGTTTCCATGCTGCTTGTTTGTTTAATTAGTTAAGCCAGAATAGAGGGACGAATTGTTGCACAACGTGTAGGATCTTTTACCATCACACCACCAACGAATGCCCTGTGAATGGTATAACCATCTTTTCCTGTTGACATGAATCTGCCAGGCATATTAGGCTGGAATGGATCACGTAAACCCGGTTCACAGCCCATGATATCCTCATTACCTTCAAGATAAACAGGACGGATATTATCCTCTCCTCCTACCTTTCCGACATTGAGAATCTGGTATTCATATGATTTGGCTACTCCCTTTCCACTTGGATGCATGATCTTATTACGTTCAAGATCATCATAGGCCGGATCAACAAGAACAGTCAGTATTGCACCATCAGGTGACTGGTATTCAACAAAGTTATCTTTGAAACCAAATCCTCCTGCAGTACTGTATATCGGTGAGTCGGTAGCGAGAGGCGTGAAGAGTGATGCATAGTCTTTCAATGCAAGACTGAAGCCATAGGCACCCCATTTACCTGTACGCATGACGATCCTTCTCTGCTGGCCATATCCCTTGTTATTATCTGATAGATCCATGATATGTTCCGTGAGCCATTTGATATCAATCTCAAAGCCATTATAGAATGAGATATTAGAAGACTCGATCTGCTGTTGCATACCTGCTCCCTGTTCAATCTGGAACCCGGAAATATCTGTTTGCAAGAATTCCCCTGTACTGGTTCTGTTAAGAGTTGCAAAATTTAATAGTTTATCCTTTGCATCCTGGAATTGCATCTCAAGTTCCCAATCTGCATACTGTTCCCATGTAGTCATGAGTTTTTGTTTTCCATTTTCATCAACTGCCGGCCATGAGAAAGCAACAGGTCTGGCAATCATATTACCAGGACGTGTATCTTCCATCCTTATCATTGAGAATACGTTTCTCATTGCAAAGGGACTGGTGTAACTCGGTGTTCCACCTTTTACACTTAATGTCTTGGATACAATTGACCATTCCTTGCTGAACTTCTTACCAGCAACTAACTCCTCATATGGGATGAATAACGTAGGATCACCAGTGAATAGTTCACAAGTATATGCCCACATACCTGCTCCATAAGGTTCAGGAATACCTACAATACGGATAGGATAAACAGAATTCTTCTCACCAACGATAAGGTTAGTGTCAGAAAAATATCTCTCAGGGAATATCAGGGTAAAACGTGCACCTGCAAGACCAGCCCTGGATGTTGCTGCAATGGCTGATCCCTGAACTTTACATTCAATAAGTGGTATGTTCTTCCTTGAGTCTCCCTGTAAATGCCAACGGAAGTCAGCATCAGTCTTACAATAAAACGGTGTGAATTGTTTTAATATCATGCCAAAGTTAACCCCTTTATTGGCACGATAAAGTAATGTTATCAGGTTGGATGTCTCCGTGGGATTCTCCTGATATAACATACCCAAGTGATTAGTAGTCACAAGACCACTGAAATCTTTGGGTTCATACTCCTGTAATGGTGAAATAAGTTTCATAATTTATAAAATTTTTAAAAATGTTACTACATAAATTTTGGAAAAATAATCTTCTCTTTTTTGTCTGAACCACCATCAGTCTTTTCAATCTTAAGTCCTTTCCCAAGTTGTCCCGATGGATCATCTTTAAGTCTGGAAGTTAATTTATCCACTGCTGATGATGTTGTCTTCTTGATAAATTTCGAAAGATCTGCCTTCTTGTCGTATAGTCCTAGTGTAATGAAATAAGCAGTTCTTAAGTTAAATGCGATAGGATCTTCAAAACGTGTCTTAGTAATAATATCTATTGGCATCTTTCTTCCGTTGATGATTCTCTCCTCAACAGGTTTTGTCATGTAGTCATAGAGCTTAGTCTTTTCATTAGCACTGAGCTTTATTCCAGGCAGGATCTCTTCAAGACCGTCAATAGTACCTTTAATCTTCACCTGTAGATCTTTCTCTTTTTGTTCCGCCTCCTGTTGCTTAGTCTTTGCAGCATCTATTGACTGCTGTTTCTGTTGGGCAATATAAGCGTTTATATCTGATAGTGCATCCTTTGCTTCTTCAAATAACCGCTCATCATTCTCTGCAGACTTAATGAATACCTCTATCTTTTTATCAGAGATACCTTTTAGTTTGTAGTTCTGAACGATTATATCTTTCTGCAACTGTGCATCATCTGAAAGGATTTCGTCTGTTATCTTACCATAAGAGTCTTCTATGGTAAACTGATGCTCCACATTATCCTGTGGTATGCCTAACTCTATCATCTCGAGAAACTCTTTTTGACGATCAGTAAGTGAATTGATATATTCATTACGACCATCTTCAATATATTTCTTTTGTGCACTAAGATAAAGTTGTAAGCCTTCACTATATTTTTTACCTTTGAGATCTTCAAGATTAAGGGTTGGGAGGATGCCTTCTTCAAAAAGTGTAGCAGCATGGAGATAAAGTGGTGAATCTTCTTTTATGACCGCATCCTCTCCCCTTAACTCTTTTTCTTTATCTTTTATTTCCGGGGATCCACCTTCTTCTTTTTCTTTCTTTACCTCTTTTGTTAATGCTGCAAACTCTTCCGGAGTTTCCGGAATCTGTATCTTCTGACTTATATCAAGTCCAAGACCTGTAAATGTCGTTTTCGTATCTTTTCCTGACTTATCATCAGGGATAGTATCTTTTTTATCTCCCGCATCACCACTTGCAGGAAGTTTAATACCAATCTCTTTCTCTATCGTCTCAATGTTGAAACCAGAAAACGAGTTGTTGCCATCATTTTTTTCCATGCTAATTTCTTTTAATTAAACAATTTTACACATAATTAAGATTACTACAAAATATATTCACCACTACAAAATATATTACAAATCTAATATTATACTCTTTTTATTAAAGACGTTATGCAGGCACCTTTTGTCTCCTCATAGCAAGATCTTTATTAAACAATTCTCTTTCTTGTGATAGTTTACGATTAAACTCCTCATTATCCTGTCTCATCTTTTCCAATGTTGCACGTAACTTATCCTTTGATATCTGTATCTCAACTCTCAATCTCTCAATCTCTATCTCTGACTTGGCATCAGTATTATATTTTATTGCCTCTATATCAAGGATCTTAAGTTCTATCTCATTCTGCAGTTTCCTCATGTCTATCTGCATCTGTTGATTAAACTTCATCTGCTCCCATTTAATATTTGCTTCATTGATGCTCATCTGTGCCTGTTGTTGTTTCTCCATATCAAGATCTTTCTCCATGATACGTTCCTGTTCAGCCTCTTCCATACGTTTACCTACTGCAGCGATACTCTTTGACTTCATTATCTCGAATATATCTTTAAACTTACCGGTATCATTCTGTAATGCTGCATGAGCATATTGTTTGATATAATTAAATAACTCTGCGTCATCTTTACCATCACTCATATACATACCATATACTGTCTCACTGAGAAGTTTACCATCTATCTTAAGTGTATTTTTTATCAATCCATCATCAAGGATATTAAGTGAGAATGACTGATCACGAAAACAATACTTCGCTGTCTCAAGATTAAGCTCCAGTAATCTTAACTTGGTATTATCATGTATATGGAAGTATGGTTCTGTTATAAAGGACGATTGTTGTAATGATCTGTTAACACCACCAAGTGTCTCACGGTTGCTTATCATACCTTCTCTTTGTGGTGTTATACCTGTTATCTCATTTATCTCATTCTTTATATACCTGGCAAACTCCAGTTGTGTCATTATCTGTTGCGAGGCATCAAGATTAAGTGTTACCGGTGATCGGTTATTTATGTTATTAAGCAGTTTTCCCAAGGCAGCACCTTCATTACCTTCTTTGAAGGAATCAGTTAGGAACCATCCATTAGCCTCTGCATACATCATCCATATATCAGGATCCCAGCCATCAGGTATACGTGCCAGATCAAGTTCTGTGAGATTACCTTTATTACGAGCACTTGCCATCTCAGCACGAGTCATAGTAATATTATAGAGATATTTATATGGACGTATACGATCAACAAGAGAATAAGCTTTCTCACCTATCTTATATATTGTTCCTATGTATGGCGGCATTACCCTAGATGGATTATTATATGTCATACCAAGTCGTGGAAGCATCTCTAGCTTAACAAAGAATCCGTCTCCTACTCCACCAATATTATATCCTTGTCTCCATTCATTAAGCCATAACCATTTAACTTTCTCTCCCTTTAACTTATCGATAACATAATCTTCCGACACATAATCCTTCAACTCCTCTCCATCTTCATAATATGTCAGTTCTCCTACTTTAACTTTTGACTTCCAGCATACCCTTGTAACTCTTACATTCCCTTCATCATCAAACCCTCCCCCATATGATAATACATCTGAACTTGATACTGGTAATAACTGTGTGCCGTATTGTAATACATATTCATCATTAAGACTAATAGGTCCGGAAAACATTATATTCTGTCCTATTGTCTTATTAAGTTTTCCTTCATCAAGAATCTTTACCTGGTCATCAGTGAGATAATCGAAGAACATATCAATGACACTACCAACAGACATATAACTATCTTCAACAATTATCATTGCATCCTCAATATAATTACTCTCACCTAATCCGAATGCTGATAATGATCGTGGTCTTACTTTCCTGTTCTTTGGTTCTCCATGAAAGATGTCACATGCATATTGTTCCTCAGCGACAGTTACAATATCATAGAATGCATCAGTGGTAAGTGTTGGTATCTTTTGTGTCCTCCATAGATATTGAAGTAACCTGGTACCCATCTCTTCCCTCTTATCCTGATAGTCATAGACATAATATTTCTTTAGCTTTTGTAGGTTATTCTTTGCCTGTAACTCGGAATAGTCTGGATTTTTCAGTTCCCTTACAATATATTCCTGCAACTCTTTTTGCTCTTTCTCTTCCTTCTCTATTATTACATGATCATTGACAGCTCTCAGGTACCAGTTGAATGGTCTTGATATCTCCTCTCCCTTTAATACATCAAGTTTTGTAAGTTCTATAGGATAGTTCTGTATCTTCGCAGGAAAGTTAATCCCTTTGAAAGATTTCGGATTCAATGAACGGTCAATATCTTTCTCATCAAACTTCCCGGAAACAAGATCATAGTTAAGTGTCATCTCCTGTTTTGTCTTCCTTGACTTACTCGGATTATAATCACTTAATAGTACTCCGGCTTTAACATTTTCGATATGCCACTCTTCAGTTTTCTCTTTATAAGATAACTTCTGTTTTGGAAAAGAAAATATTTTATTAGCCATACTTTTTTTATTTATGTGCAAATTACTACAATTATAATATTTATTAAAACATTTTAGTAACAGGATAAATCATTACATTCTTGTCTATTATAAACTTTTTATCTTTTTGAGTATTAAGCTTTATTAATGGATCATTGGCAAAGAATGGATGTAACTCTTTCTTTGGTCTTGTATCATAACTTGGTATACGTTGCCATAAGTCTTCATGATAGATAAGGAGATATATAAGAGCATCTATCCTGTCAAAGTTACCTGTTGAATTACAATATATCAGTTCATCAAGTAATGCTATACTGCGTATCTTATGCAGGTTAAGTATTCCTGTTCCTGGTTCTGCCTCTCTCATCAACCATTCAAGGATATATTCTCTTCCCATCTTTTTTATAGGTGTAGTACCTGGTGTGCCCTTTTTTCTATTGAGAACTCTCTTATCTTCTATCTTGTCTTTTACATTATCAGGTGTGTCAGCAAGAAGATGTTCACATCTGTTCTTAATGAAATCTGCATGTAGTCCTTTAAGGTTGTTCTCGAAGTTCTGTATGGCATTATAATAAATTAGAAGATATCTATTAGTATTATAGAACATAGATGCTGTGAATGGTCTCCCGGTATATTCTGCTACTATCCTTTCTGTCATCCTGCTCATGACAAATGTTGATCCTAATGATTCTGTAGTGCTCTGATCATGATCATAGTTATCATTGCCTGATATATATAATCCATAAGGTATATTACCACTCTTATCTTTAACTGGCGGTTCATATATAACTACACAACCATTAAGATTACTTATATCATTATGAGGATAGTGATCAATCGGTATGAGAGTATTATCTATCTTCCATTCTATAACACCCGTCTCTGGATCAGGTACAAGTAATCCTACCCATGCACTATCAATCATGGTATCTCTATGTGATAACAGATATGCTTTCTGTTGTTTTAACAGGTCCACCGGAAAGATATTACTTCCTATCTGCATTAAAGCCTCTGATGGTTTAATAGGAGCTTCTGCAATATATCTCAAGAGCATCTCTTTATTCTTTGTCTTCTCAAGATAATCTATACGGTCCTTCATAATGAATTCCATTGCCTTCTCTACATTTGAATTACCATCTTTGTCCATGGCTATTTCATGGTTTCTTTGTTCTCCAATAAATATTCCAGTCTTGGAATATCCTAATTCCGGTTCGAAGGTATTTGGTATCATATGTACCTTATATCCTGCTCCTCTTGAATATAACTGATCCAGTCCTATTATATCATTTATCTCTGTTCCCCCGGTACCAAAGATCACCATGAGTCCAAAAACAAGTCTTCCCTGTGCCATAGACTTAAGTGATATATTCCATGACTGTAGTACATATGGAAATACTCCACCTTCTTCCCACAATATAAGTTTCCCTCGTTTCCCTCTTCCTTTTTGTGGATTATTCTTAAATGATAAACCTATTATCTCACTACCAAATCCAAGTTCTGACATTATACCATTATGCATCTTCATATAAGAAGCTCTCTTATGCATCATGGTATCTACTTTGCTCTTTCTCTTACCCCATGGTGTATTGGTCTCTATATGACCCATCATATCCCATGCCTTGGTAAGCAATCCATCATTAATAAGATATTCCTTTTCTGATGCAAATGCATATGATTTAGAACGTGGTATGAGATAGAAATTCCTGTTAAGCATTGAACTTCCTTTAAAACTATAACCTCTTCCCCTGGTCTTAAGCACTGCAGCATGTTCTCCGGATTGTTCTGCTTCTTCAAGATAATGAAAGAAGTCATAATCACTATCCCAAAAATCAGGAAAATCAGTTAATCTCTCTGCCTGTATACTTAAAAACTCATCTTCATCTGGTATGTTTAGTGAAAATGAGTTATTATCTTTTCGTCCCTGTTCATCTATACTGTATTGTAATGACGTCTCAGGTAACACTATTAATGGTTCATCATTAATCTTTACAGCCTTTTCTATCGGAGAATAATTAAGATAATAATAGAAGTACCCAGGTATCCAGTCACGACCTATATTATAACCATATAGGCACCTTGATGCCTCCTGTACCCAAAACTTATACCATAGACTATGTGGAGACGTGTTTACTGGGTGACGGGTATAACAGTTGAACTCCTTGAAATGTTGTGCTGCTACGGTAAATTCAGACGTATTATAATGAGGAGTCTTTTTGTATAATCCTATCTCCTTCTCTTTAAGTTCTATTATTTTCATTTATACTCTTATATCCGATATTAGTATTCTTTTCGAAATATTCTGCATTGAATTCTCTATTTCTTTTATATATAGTTAAACCAAATATCTTAATTATAAGCTTCTCATGTCTTTCTGTATCATATACCTCACCTTTAGATGGCCAGTAAAATGTTTTATATGAATTATCTCTCTCTACTCTTATCATAATTATTTATTATTAATCCATTTAGCTGATTCCGGATCTTCAAAGACATTAAGCATACCACCACCACGTATCTTCATATCCTCTTCCTCATCAAAGACCTTCTTTTCCCATTTCTCAAGTTTCTCTATGACATCCTCAATCTGTTTCATAGTGGTCACTATCTTATCTATTGTCACATGAGGATTAAGATATTTTACTTCCCCTTCTTCTCCTTTTATCTTATCTCTTATCTCTACATTATCAAGATATGTTATTGTCCTGTTTATTCTCTTGCGCATAGATATAAGATAACGCATGGACGGTGTCTCCTGTAATAACTTATACTTCTCTATTGCTTTCTGTATCTCAGGATCAGGTTTGTAATTCTTATTATTAAACAGATCCAGTCCCAGCTGACTTTCTTTTGATAGACCATATACATCATATTCTGATTTATAATCTGCAATATAGTATATATACGCAAACTCTCTTACTGATCTCTTCTTCCCTGTTGACCGGTCTCTCTCATGTATAGTTGCAAACTCTGGTATTATAAGTGCTTTTGGGTTTATAACTACCTTATCATTCTCGATAATAAATAGTCTGTTATCACTTCCTGCTATCATGTCTTATTCTTCTTTTTCTTATTATTCTCTTTGATTTCTTAAACTTATTAAATGCTGATGGCATCACATTAAATGCACCGAAAGCATTAAGGACAATATTTTTAAATGTCTCAGGTTTGTCACGTATACCTGATTGAATAACTCTGCTAACACCTTCAAACTCACTCATCACTATCATTCTCACTGCCCATTCGCTTATACCTTCTTCTTCAGCTATCTTTTTTATTATCTTTCTTGTGTCTCCACTATTCATCTTTTATATTGAATTTATAGATAAGTGAAAATTCATTATCCGGATATACTATAAATGGTTTGTTTATTGTCTTACCATTCAATATTTTTATATTACGTAAGATAGATATATATGTATTAAGATGTTTAAGGTTGATATTGAGCTTATCAGCTATTGTCTTTCGTGTTCCATTATCGAATATTATCTTCCACTTATCACCATTCTCCATATTACGATATTGATTATTATAATGTAATAATAATGAGAATACATGTAATAACTTAGGATTTAACGTGATAGGTTTATTATTCAACTTACTTAAGATATATTCAAGCAATGGTTTCTTGATCATTAAATATTCATCAAAGAATTTCTCTGATGTAGTGTCGATGTTAAAAACTTCATTATCTATCTCCATGTCTTAATATGTTAATGTTTTCATTAACCTTTTATTAATGTTTCCATTAATATTTTATTAATGTTTTCATTAATACCAAAGGAATAGCCCCTCTTAATAGAGAGGCTATTATATCCTTAGATAAGCTGCTACACTTCTCATATTGGTATGATATATTACTGATTACTATCATTTATCTTCTTAAGATAACTTATAAGTTTATCGTTATTCTCCCTTGCTATCTTATACCCTTCTGACTGCCTAACATCAAGTTCCTCATTCTCTTTATTTATATAGTCTGTAAGTATCTTTATACTATCAGGCGTCATACTGCTTATATCTATCAGAGATACATTATCAGGTTCTGTCTTAAATGGTATATTACCTGTTAGTGTTGAATCATAAAGAAGTATACCTTCATGTGATAACTGATGCCATATATCAGGTCTTAGACCGACTGGCATTAATGCAATATCATATATGATCATATATTAATGTTTTCATTAATTAAATGTTAATGGATTCGTTAATTTAACGCAGTAACATATACTATCTTCTCTATCTCTGTATTGATATTGTTTATTGCAGACCTATTAACCATGACCTCGGTATCAGTGATAAGAAAGTCAAAGTTCTCTATCTGGTACTGGTATGTCTGGAACATATCATCGCCACGGTTACGGTACCTGATATTGATCTGTATAACATCATCATCTTTAATATAGATAGCATTACACATGCGTATAACCTGTCCATACTTAATAAGTACAGAGTTACAGTAGTTAGCTATGTTAATCAATTCATCCATCATCTTAAACTTAAAATGGCAAACCTGAGAAATCATTTACTTTATTATTAACAGGAAAAGGATCATCTTCTTCTCCAGGTGTTATCATCAGTTCATCGAGTGTTGACTGTTTAAGTGGTGCTGTCCCTCCTGGTATGATGACCTCATTCTTCTCTTTCGCAGTGTCTCTTGATACCGATGATAATACATCTAACTCATAACACACAAGATTTGTAAAGTTACTTGTCTTACCATCTTTTACTATGTTTCGTCCATCGATATAATAAGATACTGCTACAGTGTCATCAATCCTTACATTATCCAATAACGGAACATCTTGGTTTATCAATCCAAACTTAATGAATCTCTCAACAATCTTATTCTGAAAGTCAGTATCACTAAAACGGATAACAAACTCTCTCTTGCGGAAATATGCTGATAATTGTTTTAGTTCATATATCTCAACTACTGTTCCTGTTATCTTTTCTCTGTTATCCATTTATATCTTCAATATATATATTCTTATAATCACTATACTTAACATATTCGTTTAAGGCATTATGGAAATTTCTCATTCCTTTTTCATCAACTCTTATTATAAAATGTCGCGAATTATCGACTATAATATTCTCTTTTGTCACCTTAAATGGTCCATTCGCAAATGGTTCATTACCTGCATAAAATTGTATATCATTTTCTCCAATTACTCCTGATAATTCACCAACTCTTTTGGTTTCATTTATAACAATCTTAGCAGTTGCTATACCTGCAACTCCAAGACCAAATAACTTTAAAAATCTTTTTCTGTCCATATCAATTCATCACTTCAATATTATAAATACTATTTGCAGTTGTTACACTTGACGTACCTTCTAATTGTCTTGGCGGTGTTCCGGTATGATATGTAACAATAGGATCACTAGGCCAGACCCATGGTTGATAGGGATACCATGTAATAGGATTATACCAATAGGTTATTGAACTACCATCAAGAGAATAATCCATCCATTCTTTAGGTAATAGTTTCTTAAGTGTTTTAATAAGATCTTTGAACTGTACCTGTCCTTCGATCTTAATAGTCTTTGCATTTGTGTCAACTTGTAACTTCATCTTTTTTCGTTTTAGTTAAGTATTTAATCCAATTATAATGTTTTCGTATATACAGATAAGTATTATCATACATATTAGCATTGGCTTCTCTCTCAAAAGATATATTATCATAATCGAATCCCCTTACCATCCATTCAATGACATACCATAGGTAAAAGAATACTATAAGAAGCTCATATTGTTGTCTTACATGTATCTTCTCATGCCTTATGATATACATGTTATTTAATGTCTTATTATCTCTTACATATATGCCAAAGGGAGCAAGAGCAATGGCAATAACATTCTTTGCAGTTATAAGTCTGAGAAACCAGTTCATTGTTCTTGCTTTCATGATGATCAGTTGAGCACAACGATAAACCGAATATTATCTTTCTTAACGATTATAGCCTTATAATAAAGACCATCAATGTATCTGGCAAGAGTAGTTATCTCTTTCTTGAGTTGTTTTTCTGTCATATAATATATATTAATATTTTCCATTTCCATATCATTATTTGTCAAAATTAATGTTTTCATTAATAATATGCAACTAAAACATTAATATTTTATTAACGTTTTCATTAATGTTTTATTAATGGATTCATTAATATATAAAAATCCCGGGTTTCGCTTGCCACTACTTCCCGGGATTCCCAACTAAACTAAAACCTATGAAAAAAAGTCTTTTCTACTCGATGATAAGCCAGTCAAGCAACATTAGATCAGCAGTAGATATATTTATTTCCTTACCATCTATGTTCTTGTAACCGATAAGATCTGATATCTTTATCTGTGGAGGGATGATGTCAATATCTTTATCCATCAACTCCTCTATATCTTTTCTAAAGACAGGTAAGTTTTCTTTTTTTACCTCAGATACTGTATTACCATCTACTTCTTTCTCATAACCCAGCTCTATGATCTTCTGATTACGTAGTTCCTCAAATGAACTTAGTTCCGGGTTGGCAAGCTTAACGAATTTTTTAAGTTCCCATGCCACATTGATAGGTAATGATCCTTTCAACAGGTTCTCAAGGGATTGTTTGCTTTCAATAAGTGTTCTTAACTTCATGTTATATATTAATTATTAATGATTATCTGTCTTGCCAGATTTTTATATAATCCACCTGTATATTCTGTGCATTGGCATCAACAAGTGTCTGTGCATAGAAAACAGGATATACCACTGTATTAGCTTTTAACGTACCTGTTATGTTTGCAGCAGGTACCTCATGTGATGGATTGATTGCTGTACCTGCATTGTTAACCCATACTCTTGGTTGTTCTATGTCGGTAAGGTCTATCCTGGCTGTTATCCATGTATCTGCTGTGGCAGCAACACCACAATCATTATATGTCCCTCCTGCACCTGATCCTCCATCATCATCAGTACAGAACACTATCTGATCTGCACCAAAGGTATGATCATTATCAGTATCTATTCCTATCAGTGCGAAGTTATTTGCTCCTCCACCTTCCTTGTCACTTGATAATGCAAAGGTAGAATCGGTAAACCCTACAAAGGCAGCCATACCATTGGCTGCTGCACCACTGACAACAGATACCCTGAACCTGACCTCCATGACCGGATTAGAATCAGTATTAAATGATGGTACATTACGCATAGAGCATATACTATCATTATCTGCACCGTCTGTCTCAGCCTGTATGATACCTCCTACTCCTGCAATATATGTTATATCAGCTGCATCACCGTTGGTACCTGCTGCTGCTGCCCACTCATCACCTCTCAGTCCTGCATCAAGAGTCACTGCTGCAACCTCTTCATCAAAATCTTCACACCAGAAATATTTATCAAGCGTGAATAATCTCTGAGCATGTACTCCTGTATCAGCAAGTAATGTCACTTCATCAGTTGTTGAATCACCTATATTTACTGATCCATCCAGTCCTGTACCATTGCCAGTACCACCAGTTATGACCACATCACCTCCTGCGCCATTAGTAGCACCTCCTGTACCACCATCAATGATGATATGTCCTCCATGTGCTCCTGCTGCTGCGGCACCTCCAGCGCCTCCTGTGATAGAGATGAATCCTGCTTCGCCAGCTGTCGTCCCTGCTCCACCATCTCCTGCTGTTATATATAATTCTCCACCGTTCCCTGCTGTTCCTGCCGTGGCAGCTCCTCCGTTACCTGTGCTAACGGTTAGTTGTCCACCATTACCTGCTGTACCTATACTGCTTGCATGTATCGCTCCACCATCACCTGTATCAACGAGTATATAACCTGCAGTACCTCCTGTCTCTGCTCCTCCCGATCCTTCTGTTGTAGCTCCACCTGCTCCTGATGTAATACTTATTATCGTTCCTGTACCACCTGTCCCTGCAGCACCACTGGCTGCTCCTCCTGTTGATCCCTGTAATGCTATCGTACCTCCTGTACCAGCTGTACCTGTCACTGCTGTACCAGGGGTACCTGCTACTATAGTTGCATTACCAGCATTGGTGCCATTGACTGCTATAAGTCCTGCAAAGCCGTCACCAGGTTGTATTGATATCGATCCTGCATGACCAGATTGTGCTACTGCATCACCGGCATTGATAGCTACCTGTCCTCCTGTGCCTGTCCCTTGTGGTGCTCCACCAACGAGGTTAGCGTCACCACCATTGCCATTCGTTGCTCCTCCCTGACCTCCTCTTGCTGTCACTGCTCCTCCGGCAGCTGTAGTACCTCCTATACCTCCTGTCAGTTCTACCACGCCACCTGCTGTGGCTAACATACCTGTACCTCCTGCAATAGATACTATGCCTGCAGCACCTCCAGTGGCTGTTGATGCACCTGAGTTACCTGCATTAAGTGTTATACTTCCTCCGGCACCTCCTGTACCGCCTGTAGCTGCTCCTCCATGACCGGCATTGAGATCAATGGTCCCTCCTGCACTGGCTACTGCTGCGTTGGTTGCTTCTAATGCTCCACCATCACCTGCCGTGAGATCTATCTCACCTCCTCTGCCTGATATACCACCTGTGGCACTTGTCGTTGCTCCTCCTGCACCAGATGATATACTAATGACTGATCCTGCTCCTCCAATCCCTGCTGCTCCACTGGCCAGTCCTCCAGCAGCACCTGTGATGCTTATTGTACCACCTGCTCCTCCTGTACCAACAGTATGTGTTGCTGCTCCACCAATACCAAGTATTAGTTCCCCTGATGCTCCTCCTGTGGTACCTGCATTAGCTCCTGTTGTTATCTGTGCTAATCCTCCAGGCTGTGTGCCTGTCCCTGCCCCTCCTGTGAGGTTTGCCGATCCTCCGATGCCATTCGTTGCTACTGATGCACCACCAATGACATAAGTATTACCACCATTACCTGTAGCACCACCAGCTCCTGACGCCCCTGCACGTATCGTTATGCCACCTCCTGATCCTGTCGTGGCTCCTGCAGCACCTGTGATAGATAATGCTCCTCCTGTCTCTGTTGCAGTAGTGCTGTCTGTAAGGATCAACGAATGAGCTGCTGCCTTTGGAAGTGCTATACTACCATCCTTGAGTAATACACTATCTATTGTTATACCTGCTGCTGAAGTATTTTCGGAAATAGTATCTACATATATCCTGTCATATACACCATCTGACTCGGAATCTGACTGCCATTTATCTACAGTATAACAATGAAATGTAACAACATCCTCCGGATTAAGGATGAATGGGTTAGCTGCTACTATATCATCAATAGTGTCTACCGCTCCATATGCATATATAGCACACGTTGCCACACCAAGGTTAGCAACTGTTATCTCCTGCCCTACAACAGCTGATGGTAACAACACACTATCCAGTGCTGTGGCACACGTAGTGATGACATTAAGCTCTTCTGTCAGCTGGAAGGCTGCTGCCTTAGTGCCTCCGGCATGTGCCGTGACAGCCGGTGCCACACTCTTAATAGTAGGTGCCGTAGTAGTCACCGTACCATCTTTTATAAGAACACCATCAATGGTCACACCAGCTCCTGATGTATATTCATTAATAGTATCCGCTTCAAGTACCCCATTACCAGAACTTATTGTATTAAGTCTGCTGATAACCTCATTAACCTTCTCTGCCGGTACCTTGATGGGTATCTTAGTGGGAAGAAAGTTAGTCTTGTTGATCAAATCAATAACTGCCATTTCTTTTCTTTTTTAAGTTAATAAACTCTAATTATAAATCAGTAACATCAATATATATTATATAAACTGATAACTGTCCTTCTGTATGCAGATTCCAGTTAGCTCCTGGTGTGGCATTAACATATACATGTAACACACTTGCCGATGGTGACGTGACAAACGCCCCTGCTGCTGCCATTGGTAATATGGCATTCTTCGCAACAATATCTGCTGCTGCTATATACTGATCACCTCCACTTGCCGATCCTACATCTACCGATAAGTTTGTCGCTCCTACAAACTCCCTATCTGTCAAAAGATATATATCTGCTATCCTTGCTCTCGCAGGTATGATATTCCTTAATATAACAACCTGCTCAGTAGTGTTTTCCGCTGACGTGAACTTGTAGTCCGTTGTCGTTGCCCCTGGAAACCCTATCGTCTTCCTTATAGTCTTTAAACAACTTACAGCAGTAAGACTATTAAGAGTATCTATTACCTCATTCATCTTATCTGCTGTTACCGGTACCACTAACTTACTCAATGATACCCTATCCTTTGTTAATCTTTCTATTCCCATAATAACTATTATTTAATGAATTAATAAATTCTAATACACAAATCTATACCTTATTATTATATATAACAAATATTATCTCCAACATTAATATATACCTTATATTATATATAAATGCAAAAAGAGGTCAATATCTTGATTGCCTCTTTTCGATTTGTCTCCTCCACATGGTAGGATCAACTCATTTCATCTTTGTCTGCTTCTGATAAGATTCAAATGTTATCTTCCCTCTTACATAAGCACTCATGGCAGAATTGACAGGACGTTTATTACGTCCATATTTCTTCTCTCCGCCTTTTCTCTTCTGTGTCTTCTTTTGAGCCACGTTGCGATTGTATTAGTTATTACGTTCGCATTGTTACCTCCTATTTTAATTAATTAATATTATATATATCGTATGCAAATATAAACTATTCCAGAAAAAGAACAAAAGAAAGTCACCAAAGAAAATAAGAAAAAGAAATACCCAAAACAAAAACCACAATACAACAACTACCCGATCCAACGATGCTGTCCCAAACCGAGTCCGATCTAACCTCCTGCATAATGATCACCATAATATGCACATCCTCGTCAGTCCACTACCCCGATAACATACAAAAGGAAAACCATCGGCTGTCCCGGAGATGCACTAACTCCCACCGATGGTCCCCTGTTATTAAACCTAACCCCCTATATATGAAAAAAAACCTCTCCTCCATCTCTGTTGCATTTTTATTCGACGCAACAAATATATACCATATATATATATATTCCAAATAATTTATCTCTTCTCTTCTTAACCTCTACCTTAACCTTAACTCTATATATACCCCCATACCTTATTATATATACCTTAATACACCCCCCATACCTTCCATCCTCTATATATACTTGATTAGATACCCCTATCCATTATATGTACCCGTCAATAGATACCACCTCATGTTAACCCCTGTATGGTTCCAGCATTGCTGGACTGTCCGCCGTTGTCGGTGCAAAGGACAAAAGCAAAGCAAATAGTAATTATGTTTTATTTATTCATTTAATCTATTCAGTTATGAACAACAACAGCTTAACATGGAGCGAAAAAGAAGAACTCCAAAAAGAATTGGTTGCTAAGGGTGTTACCATTGCAACTATTATACCCGAAATTCCAGCGGGATTGTATTCCGGCAAGTTTGAAACGCAAAAGTCTAAAGATGAAGGTTTACAACCTGTTATTGCATGGATACCTTACACATCAAGGGACAACAAACCTATGGGATTCTTTGCACTCAAAGCAAATATAACAGGTGAATCCAATGCCAAGAGTTACAATAATGTCAATATTGGCATTACTGACGATCTGGAAACACATCTGAAAGATAGTAAGAACCTTGTGAAAGATTATGCTTTCAGGTCAAAACAGGGAAGAGTCAGGACATTTGTCAGCGTGGAGATGTAGAGAAAGGGGTCGAAAGACCCTTTTTTTTATTACTTCATGGGATTAAGCGAGTAATATGAAAACCATTTTGCTTTAAATTATTAAGTTTGGTCCCGAGAAAACAAAAATGAATTTAAGTAAATCACCGACTTTACTTTAAATTATTAAATATTGTTGAGATTAGGGGTAAATAGTATGTTCTTTTACAGAATCATTGGTATTTAAGGCGGGTAAACCTGAATCTAATGGCTATTTTACCCCTTTTCTTACCTTTTTATAAGTAATATATGTAGTAAATACAAGAGAATATACTATATTAATAAGTATATACTATAGATATCATTATTATTATCTTATGTTACCAGTTATTATAATATAATGATTGATCTATTATAAAGATAAGTTATAATAAGCGATGGATTTAACTATGATATTGCTATATATATGCTATTATTTGCTTATAATTGATGGTGATTATTTATTGATGATATATATTGCCTTGAAATGAGATAGTTAACTATGTAAGCTATCCTATTGATATTATTTAACCATATTTTATGTTGTAGATAATGATCTAATTATTATAAACCTTTAAAAATTATAAATTATGAATTTATTTGAATTTGATTATCCAAAACCAAATGGTATTGAGATGGTATTTAGTACATATAATACAATACCTGAATTACTCCAAGAAGCTAAAGAAAGAAATTTTTTACATGGTCATACACCATATAATAAATTATTCTCAGATCTTTTCTTTTCTGGTGGTAAAGTTATATTCAAGAATAATATCGATGAATCTAAACGAAAAGAAATATGGCGTTATTGTGTAGCATTTATGAAATCATTAGAACCTAAACATGAACATAAAGAAGCTATATGTGCTATGCTTATGAGTGAGATACTTGAAGATCATCTTGATAAATAATTATAATTATGTATAAAAAATGTAAAGTTGTTATACTTCCAACTGATAAAAAAGCAAGACTGATGATTGATAAACATAGAGAATTACAATCTACTCCTCATTACTGTAGAACAAAAATATTCCATGCTCAAATGAAAACTCCTCAACATCTTTATATTTTATCTGATGATGAGATCAAAGAAGGTGATTGGTATATAGTATTACCTGAAGATAGTGTAAGACAATGTAGTATGAAATTTGATACTCATAGAGATTTTAAAAAGATTATTGCTTCAACTGATTTTTCTCTTACGTCTAAAGGTGTTTATCCTTATAATCCAAATGTTGATTATAATATTCCTTCTATTCCTAAATCATTCATTGATAAATATGTCAGTGAATATAACAAAGGAAATAAGATTGAAGAAGTAATGGTTGAGTATGAGGGTTATGATAATCTTAATTCTATGAATGATTTTTCTATTTTGGGCATACAACTTAAACTCAATTCAGATAACACTATCTCTATTAAATCAATTAAAGATAGTTGGACAAGAGAAGAAGTAATTGATCTTTGTGAAAGAGCTTGGCAAGGGGCTTTAAATAAATATAATGAACCATTAACTTCTCCTGGTTTTACAATGTGGTTAAAAACTAATTTATAATTATTCAATATTTCACGTTAACTACTTAATTTTACATATAATAACTTATTAAAAACATTATAACAATGAAAAAACCATTTGATTTTCGTCAGGTAGATACAACAAGACATTGTATCGATTGTAATGCACCACTTAAGAAAAATCTATTAGTTAAGTGTCCTGATGCTGATAGATGCTATGTATGCGATAAGCTTCATTCTAATACTCTTAATATTAATAGAAAGAAGCTTGTTATAAGACAAAAGAAACAAAGACAATCTTATAATGCATAATAGTTATGGAAAGATATATATGCTCCTATTGTGGTGAGAAGCTTAATGAGAGTGATCACATCGAGTATTGCCCTTATTGTGATACTATATTCGTATCTGTTGAAGATGTTAAGAATGATATGCTTGTCGATTCTAATATATATGAGTCATGAAAAAAGGTAAAGTAGAATTCTCAATACATGGACCAATGATATCTGGTCAACATGATGCTCAGATAAGACGATATAAGAAGATACAAGGTGAACATAAGACCTGGTATGTATCACTTGATGATAATGCCGGAGATCATATCTATTGTACTCCTGAACATTGTGAGAATGAACCAGGATATAAAGGATTCCAGGGATTTGGTGGTGCTACATTAAGATTTGAACTTGAAGATGGTACTGTGGATAATATCAAAGGACCATGGCATAGTAACTCCGATGCCTTATATTGTGATACCAAACATGATATAAGAGATAAACATATTACTCAGGGTATAATAGCTAAAGAAAGGATACATAAAGATTATTATACCAGTATCTATAAGAAGATCATTCATTATGATATTGAACCGGTTATTGGATTATTTAACAGAATCGAAGATATAGCACAACAATATGCCAATGATAATGATTGTGATGTATATTATGCTGTAAGATCTGATGGCGGTGGATCATCCGGATGTTGTAAACCAATTAAAACTATATAATTATGAGTAAAGCAGTCATGACAATCAAAAGATTTAAGTTCCGTATCAAACCTCATGAGGTTATGAAAGAGGAATATCCACAATCGTATTATAAATTTCGTAATGAAAAGGTTGCTAAGGCTTTCTTTTATGAAAGTTGTGGTAATCAGTATAAACTTGTTAAAAACAGATAAGAATGAAAATAAAGAAATTAATAACAAATGGTGAGTTACAAACTCATTTGGATTCAATAACAATAATTACAATTTCTAATAGAAGTCATATTATAGCTACTCCCTTAAACAAAAGAGATAGTAAATTCTATGATACTAATTATAGAAATACCAATAAAGCATTAATTGGCATTTTAAAATCTAATGAAACATTAGATGAATTTAAAAAAAGATATATACAAAGAATATCTAAATTACATAATATTTAAAATTATAAAAATGAAAAAACTATTTAAACAATTCAAAGTATGGATCATCAGTAAGATTGATAATTTTACTGTTAATCGTTTTAAGCTGATAAGCCCGGCTTATTCAGCATTGATAACTGAGCTATATCGTAAAGTAGCAAAAGATAATCTTAATATCACTACCGAGATTATTGAGGTTAAAAAAGGTGAAGTACGTTATAAACTTCTTGTAATAAAAGATAAGAATCTTAAGACAGTATATAACCTTGGAAGATATTATTCTGATGCTCCAACGTTATCAAAAGCAGATAATTACGAAAAGTCTAAATAAAAGTTGAAAATGCAATATAATAATTTGTTGTAACTTGCATGAAAATTTCTATTATTAACGAATAACTCGTTTATGAAGAAGATGATCACAACAATTTTTATAATACTGTTTTCTATTAAAGCATTCTGTCCAATAAACAGAGTGCTTTATATTGAAAGATCAGAACCTGTAAGACCATATGAAAAGATATGGAATGCAACGTGTTCTGTAGAATCAATGTTTAATCCTTATGCTATAGGAGATCTTAATCTAAGATATAAGTCTTATGGTATAGTTCAGATAAGACAGTCACGACTAGATGATTATTATCTAAAAACAGGAATAAGATATACAATAACTGATATGTTTGATCCTGATATATCTAAAGAGATATTTATGTACTATGCTATACAATATCATCCATTACAATTAGAATATATTGCAAGATCATGGAATGGCGGTAATAAAGGTATACATAAGAAATCCACAATTAATTATTGGAAAAAAATTAAAAGATATCTATAATGACATTTGATGAATTTACTTACACATTAACAACTATTACAGGAACAATATTCGTATTAGTATTGATATTATTCTGTATATGTGCCTTATATAACTACCTGCGGCAAAGAGTATGGAAGCTTGCTATATTAGCTTTCTTTGGACTATTATTCAGTATATTTTGTCTATGTTGCATATTTTTAACACTTATACCTAATGGATGAGATACAACTGATATATAAGAGATTATTCAACTATACCGATGATGATCTGAAATATAAGAATTTTATCATCAGAGGTAGGATGAATGATATTATTAAACGTGAAATAGTCTCTGCATGTTGCTATGAACATGCCAGACATCTCAAAGTATTAAAAAAATATGATAAAGTATTATCAATAATAAAAGAATAACTATGAAACTAAAAGATGTTGATTATGTAAGATTACCTGAAGTTTATGATAGTTTCTATGGAGTAGGTATACCAGGTCTGTCAGCTAAACTTATTGACAGAACGGAAACAGAAGCAATATATTATCGTTGGGATGGTGTATATGAAGTATTTCGTATTAAAGTTGCACTTCCATCAGAATATTTTGGTAGTAATTATCCTAAGAGAGAAGTTTATCCCGGTAATGAAGCTTTCGGAAGTACTGCATGGTGTTTTAAAGATGAGAAACTTGCACTTAAAAGATATGAAGCAATAGTAAAACATTCAATAAGCATCCATGAATCAGATACAAATGACAGTAATGACTCGTGAAATATAATAGCCTTGTTCTTATATATTCTCAATGGGTTATTGATATAAATATTAAAAATGACAACTAAACTAAAAAATTATGAAAACATTAGAAAAACAAACTCCTTTGATAAAGGTCAAAGATGATATCTTTATCTATATACGTGATGAAGTATATCTTAAATTCATAAATGTATTTCAGTTTCCAGGTGATACTGATGTTTGTATAGGTCATCTGAAAATATGGGAAGATAAAGCACCATTCTATATTATCTTCGAAAGAGATCTGTTAGAGAAACTATCTATCAAAGGTTATAAGAATTGTTTATTCATTCCTAATTCATTTAAACAGGAATTCGATAAAAATTATAAAATGTTTCTTCGTTGTGTAAAAGATAATGGTAACTGTTATCTTAATTATCATCCTATTACATGTATAGACAATATTAGAACTCTTGTTAATTATCGTAATGAAGGAAGAATGATATACGTAGGTTTCCCACAAACAAATAGTAAACTATCTACTATTGGAGAAGCATTAGAGATAATAAAATTAAAACCATAAAAAATTAAAACGATGAATCAAATAAAAATAAACTATAATATAGGACCATTAGAAAATGATGCTGAGATATCCGGAAGTTATTATTTCACTTCTGATAGTGATGATCCAAGATTTATCATAAATGCTCTTAAAAAATCTTTAAATAGACTTAAAGTTGATAAAGAAAAAATAGTCGTTGGTCTTATGGATGTATTTGTTAATAATGTAAAGAAATATGAAGTAGGTTTTTTTAAAACATTCACATTAACAAAGACAGATATAAAAGAGCTTGATCATGCTTGATAAATTATTATATAAGAATATTCCTATAGATGTTATTCAAAGTAAGGTATCTGAAGCAACAGGTGTTTCTATCGAATATATGCTTTTACCTGATAGATATCCCGGGTCAAGGAAAAGAGAATATGTAGAAGCCAGACAACTATCAATGACATTATCTAAAAAATATAGTAGATATAGTTTGGCAATAATTGGATCTCATCATGGTGAAAGAGATCACGCAACAGTACTCCATGCTATTAAAACAGTAAATAATCTATTATATACGAAGGATATTGAAATGATTTTCAACTTCCGTAAATCATTAGAACTTATTAATGATTGGAATAGTAAAAGAGTTAGTGTTCCTACAATAACAGATCTAAATAAGATTAAAAAAAAACTTGAAAAAGAACTTAATTCTGTTAATAAGCATATCAATAGAATAATGATAACTAAGATTGATAATAAATCCAATCTTATTAAGATCTGGATTAAGAATCATGTTCCACTTGATATAAGAAAACAGTTACTTGATAATTATTCATTATCTGTTATTCCGGGATAATGATGAGTACTTGTATTTGGTAGACAGGAAAGACTTTGAATTTGAGAGTAAGGAACTTAAAACGAAATAAGATGAAATGCAATTATAAAAATATACAATGTCCATATCTGGATACAGGAGGGAACTGTAAATCTTGCAAATATTATGATAATGGGATAAGGGAGACTGGTGCAATGCCTAATTTACAAGATTTTATTGATATGATTAAAAAGATTTGGAACGAGTTAATTAAAATAAATTGATATGAAGACACCTAAAAGACGTAATAATTCAACATTAGGATATATTGATTGTTGTATGCGATTAACAGGAAATCTACCATTTGATGAAATGTCAAATGATGATTTGGATTCAATATACTTTGTGGCTTTTGAAAGATGGGCATGGCATTTGACAAGACAAGGCTATATAGATGCATTGGATAAAAGAAGAACTGAATTACTCGAAAATAGTAACTTATTATGAAAGACGCAAGAGATCAATTGATCGGGAAACTGGAAGAACTGGTTGAAATTTTAAAAAGACAAGTTCATGTAAGCGGATTATTATATCCACCATCAAAAGTATTAAAAGATATAAATAGATTAGAAGAACTTGAATCAGAAATCTCCGCACTCAAAAAGCAGATAGAGGAGGTAGAAAGAGAATTATTATCATTAGAACGAAAAGATGTTGAAGATTTAGTCAGGAATGCTTACCAACGAGGATATGAAGACAGGGATTTTGATATTGGTTATGGTAGTAATTTACCTTTCTCACTCGAACAAATTGATTTAAAAGTTAATCAAAAGACTAATGTCATTGAGGCAAAGGATTATGACGAGAATTACTTGCAGGAATGTATTGAGAAGGCAAAGCCAAATCTATCTAAGATAAAGGATGTCGACAAAGCACTGGACGAGATAAGAGGCAATTCCGATTTGCAGGGGGAAAAATGTAAATGCAGAATTAAATGGCCTGACGATAATGGTCATTGTGAATTGTGTAAAAAATTAATTTAAACGGTAAGTAATACGAAAGAAAGATGAAAAACCAATTTATTTGTGAATCAATTAAGAAATCAACATTGAGTACAAAAGTGATACTTAATGTTTTTGATCATACCAAAGAACCTTCAATCGGAAAGGTTAAATTAGTTCTTGATAAGATGGATACTACCTTTAAAGTTGGTGAACATTATGAAGTTTCTTTTAAATATTTAAATCACGATAGACGTAAATAACTAATCCAAACAGAGATGAAAGCAAAAGATAAGAAGACAGCAGAGGAAATACTTGAAAATGAATTAAATGAGATGGGTTTTTCATTTAATGACCAACTTAAGCCCGGCAATATATCATTTACGGAAACAAAAAAGGTTAAGAAATCTATCTTGAAAGCTATGGAAGAATACCACCTATTAAAGCAGAAAGAAGAACGGATAACGAAAAGATTTACAAAACCTGATGATAAAACACTTGTCGAAATTGCTCTACTTTTTAATGATGGTAAAATTCAAAAAAGTAAACTTCGGGATATGGTTGCAATGTCAGAATTTATCATTGACAGGCTGTATGAAAACGGAGACGTAAGTAAACCTTCATCAAAAGAATAAGCCTTGGACGGGCATTGTAAAATCCATTAATAAAATGAGTTGGTCAGTACAATTTATCGGTAAACCTGAAAAGATAGTTGAAGCATTGCAGAAGCAAAGTGAAACAATGAGTGGAGAATCAAAAGTTGAATATGATTGTGCACTCCCTCACCTTGTGGGATTGGTAAACGAAAACTTTGGTTATGATTATGCTATTAAACTTATGGCTTCAGGTCATGGTATGACAGGAGAAAAGCCAAACAGACAATTAACAACATCCATTGAATTAATTTGTGGATTACTTGTTTAAAGTTAATAGTTATGTTATCGCTCCTGTGTACAAATTAACAGGGGCGGTATCATAATTAAAAAGAATTACTAACTTAATTACAAGAATATGAAAACACTTTTTCCGCGTGAAACAATAAAACGATATAAAGTTTTAACTCTTTGGCAACCGTGGGCTACCTTATTGGTTATTGGAGCCAAAAAGATAGAAACAAGACCATCATTTACAAGTTGGACTGTTGATAAAGGAACTTATCTTATTCACGCTGCTCAGAAATGGACATCAGAATTAGATGCAATAAGTAAGCAAAGTCCTTTTAAAGAAGTACTAAAAAGTCATTCACTTTCGCTTGGTTGTATAATTGGTTCTATAGATATTATTGATTGTTATCCTATTTTCGAAACCCATAACGGTTATTTTGAATTAATAGGGAGCAATATAAAAATATCAGAAGCCGAAATAGCATTTGGTAATTATGATGAGGGTAGATATGCATGGATATGCAATAATCCTAAAATACTTGAGACTGCAATTCCCTATAAAAACGGGCAAGGTTACTATCAAAATTATAATGGGAATACTGATTTGTTAAAATTTATTTAAGTATGAAAACAGGAAAGACATATAAACAAATCTTTATTGAGAGCAATGATGATTTGCCGAAAGAAGATGGATATTATTTTTGCAACAGGAATGGCTTTAATTCATATCAGCGATTATTGCATGATCCACCTGATAAATCTTACATGAGAGAAATAAGGTGGTATCTTCTCGAACAGCTCGAACAGGAAATACAACGTGGCATACCTTTTAATTGTCCTGAATGTGGCAGAGAAATACAATATGGCTTATCAAATGAATGTAAAAGATTAATTTTAACGTCTAAATTATTTCAATCAAAGCCCGAACCTGATAAGCTAACAGGGGAAATGATCTCTGCAAAACTTGATGAGTGCAAATTTGAAACATCGAAGGAGCGTGAGGACGCTTATGATTTAATTAATAAGACTAACTTTATGCAATGGCAAGACCTGACTGATGAAGAATGGATGGCACTTACCAAAGAGGAAATACTTCAACTATATAAGAACTGTTATGCAATGCATGAAGGCATGATAAAAGGCAGGGATAAGGTTCAGCCACTACCCGACAATAGGAAAACAGCGGAGGAAATATTATTTAAACATACCTGCTGTATGAATCCGTATAAAAAGCATGAGATAATAGATGCTATGGAAGATTACGTTAATGAGTGCAGGAAAGAAAAAGAAGAAAGTAAAGATGAAGCCTATAATAATAGTTTTTGCAGATGTGATCATCCTGTATTCATACAAGGTGTATGTGAACTTTGTGGAGGTTTTCAAGCAGACTAAGCAACATAAGTATTAACCAATCTGATTGCGTATGAAACAATGTAAAAAAGAGGGATGTTATCAAAATGTATTTTCTAATGGGTTTTGTTGTAATCATCAATATCTCCGTACAGATAAAAAAGTAAATAAAAAAATATCTTATAAAAGTCAAAAAAAATCTATACAAGATTTTTCATTTGGTTTTGAAAATCAAATAGATCTTTTTAACTGGTGTTGGGAAAAAGCAAAAAATGAAAAAGGAAGAGTTATTTGTCAATTCACAGGAATTGATATAACTGATTTAAAAGAAACAAATATGTGGTATTCATGTTTTGCTCATGTATTACCAAAAGGACGATATACTTATTGGAAATTAAATCCTGAAAACATCAGAGTAGTAGCTCCATTATTTCATCAATTTGTAGATCAAAGTACTGCATTACAAAGAGAGAAACATCCTGAATGGAAATATAAAGAATGGATTTCTTTAGTATTTGAAATGAAATTAAAATATCAGGACTTTAAAAAACAAAATCAATTATCATAAAATGAAATAATATAATGACTAATATTAAAAAAACGAATAATCCTATCATGTCTCTTGATTTTGGTAAAATACCGCCACAAGCTACCGATATCGAGATGCATGTAATAGGTACGATAATCAATCAATATAATCTTATTGGTAAATTCCCATTTCTTAAACCTGAAGTATTCTATAAAGATATTCATCAAAAAATATATAAATCTATATTAGATCTATATGTTAATGATAAACATCCGGATTTAGTCATATTGACTGAATATATGCGTAATCATAATATATTAGAAGATATAGACGGTGCAATATATCTTACTAAGTTGTCAGGGATGGAACTAGCTAATATCGAATCTCATGTTAAGATCATAATGGATAAGTATTTCTTCAGAGAATTGATAAGATTATCATCTGAAGTAAATTCAAAATCTTTTGAATCATTGATAGATCCTATGGATATAATAAGTCATATTCAAAACTTTATAATTGATCTTATTGAATTCGATGGCAGTGTACATGATAATTTTAAGCATACACTAACAGCTACAATAAATAAGATAATAAAATCATCCAAAGGAGATAATGACAGAGTAATAAAGACAGGATATATAAGAATAGATAAATTATTTACATTTCGTACAGGATATGTATGTATCATAGCAGGTTCTGAGGGATCAGGAAAAAGCAAATTTACATTATCGATCATTCGTGGTATGCTTGCTAACGAACCTAATCTTGCTGTTCAATGGTTTTCATTTGAAGAAGATAGAGAAGAGATTATAAGAGGATTCCTTGCAAGTGATATGAAGATGACAACAAAAGAACTGCAATCAATAAATTATAATATAACAGATGAAGACATAGAAAAGATAGAGATAGCATCAGTTAAATATCAGGATTATATAATAGAATTCTATGATAAGTTAACATCAATAGGTAATATAGTAACCAGGTCAAGACAATTTAGTGATAAATATAAAACTCATAAAAGAGTTATTATAATAGATAATCTCGGATTAATAGATTGTAAGTTAACCGGACTAGAAAGAGATGATCATATAGCCAGTAAGATTAAGATGATAGCTAATGTAACAGGATCATCAGTGATACTTATTCATCATTTTACTAAGGAGATATCACGTAAGGCTAATATAGATGATGGTTATAGACCACGTAAGGAATATCTTAAAGGATCAACCAGGATACTTGATTATGTTCAACAGGCACTATTCGTTAATCTTATAAATAAGTATCCTGATCTGATAAGAGAAGAAAAAAGAATACCATTAACATTCATTAAAACAAAAGATATTGAGTTTACAGAAACTAATTTTGATAAGCATTTATGGAGTATAAACAGTCAAAGATGTAAAGAAACAGAAGCAATAACTGATCTACGAACAGAGACATTTGTAAAACTACGAACATTATTAAATAATGAATCTAAATATGCTAATGGAGAAATAATAACATTCTCGAGTATAATACAGAAATATACTGAATATTCTCACTATGTAGATAGTCGATTAAAAGGAAAGGATGAAAAGTATATATCTCAAGCAGATAGAAAAAAATCTATCTTCATCTTCATAGTAAAGAAGATGTTTAACGAAAACTATCTACCATCTGATAAATCTGATAGAAGTATTTATTTGTATGGTAATAATAAGAATCTAAGAAATTATATAGATAATCTGTTTATTGTTGAATCGATAAAGAACAGAGATGATAGCAATATCGATACTAATTCAATATTCAGATTTATATCAGATCTTGGATACAACATATTTAAAGAAATAAATGATGACGGTGATTTTGATAATAGTTAGTTATATAATAACGATCTTCTTAGGAAGATATCTTGATATAAAAGCACAAACACACAAAGATCCTATACATTATAAAAAATATATAATGTACGAGATATGGTTTATACCATTACTAAATATACTATTTCCTCTATTTACTTACTTAGGACATGAAATAAATATAAGAAAGTTAGATATTAAACATAATAGATTTATTAACTGGTTTTTTCTAGGTGTTAACTATGAGACAAACCATGAGAAATATCTACATAAAGAGTTCGATGAATTCTTCAATAAGACACGATCAGTAGATAGTAATACTATTGATAAGGTAAGAGAACAACTTAAATATACAGAACATAGTGGGACAGTTTAAAAATATCTTTGTAGAATTACAAAATTATTTCCCTGAAGAAGATGATTATGATAAACTTTTTCATGAATTTTATGAATGGTTAAATGAAAGTGATATGTTTGTCCCTTCTAATAAGATAGGAATATATCTTGATTTATGTAATAATGAACAGATAGCTATTGATCAAGTATGTGCCTGGTGGTGTAGACATATTAAACTAAATATACATAATGGAGAAGGATTTGTTATTAATCAATAAATTAAATTAAAAAAATGGAAAAGAAAAAACTATTAGATGTAACAGAACAAGAGATTAAATTGTCATTCTACAATTACAAACTTTTAAAAAAAGAAGAATTTACATTACAAGGTAGTCATATCTATTTTGTTAAAGGATGTAATGAAGTAGGTAAAAGTAGCATTCTACAAGCATTAAGAGCTGCTCATGAGATTAAAGATGATACTCCACAGAAGGTCACAATAGGCGAAACCGAAGGATCCAATGAGTTTATCATACCTGGTCCTGATGGTAAGATGTATAATGTGGTATATGAGTTTACCGATACCACTACTAAATTCGTGATCTTTGATGATGAAGGTAATAAGATATCAAAGATTACCGATATGCGTGATATATTTAAGTATAATCATGTTGATGCCACGGAATTCATATCATGGAGCAGATCAGCTGAAGGAAGACGAAAACAAAAAGAATATATCCTTAACTTATTACCGAGTGAATCATTTCTTAAATATAAGGAATTTGAAGCAAATGAAGAACTATCATTTAATGAACGAACAAAAGTAAACAATCAGGTTAATCTGTCAAAAGGATTTGTTAAAGAGTATGAACTAACAAAAGAAGAATCGGAGATACAAAAGAATCTTGATGCTGCAAAGAAACAACTCACATTGAGACAAGATGAACATAAGAAACTCAATGAATCCGGACAAATAGTAATAAATCTTCAACTTGAGAAAACCACTGCAGAGAAAGAAAAAGAACGGATTAATGAAAATATTACTAATCTTAATCTTAATCTTACAAAGACAAAACAATTCTCCGAACAACGGATAAAAGATCATCAAGAACAAATACGTATACTTGAAGAACGTATTAAATCAGAAGAAGAGAACATTAAAAAAGAAACAGAATTACATGATGCTAAACGTACTGAATATCTTACATTGTTAGGAGAATCAAATAAACTTATTGAAGAAGTAAATAAGAAGATAAAGACTGTTGTTGATGATCCTGATATACAGAAGAAGATTAGTGAACTGGAAGTTATCATACAAAGAGGTGTTAATTATGTCGACAAAGCGAAAGAATTAACTCTTAAGCTTGAGAAGTATAATAAATATAATGATGAATATCAAAAAGTATTTGAGAAAAGTAGTTCATTAACAGAGATAATAGAAGAATGTAGAAAACAAAAAGAACTGATAATAACAGAAGGAGAATTCCCGGTAGATAATCTTCTATTCGATAAAGATGGTTATCTTACAATAAATGGATTACGATTTGACGAACATCAGACATGTGAATCAGACACTATACTATTAGTAGCACAACTAATGTGTAAGATGAATACTACTCCTATACAGATATTAGGAGATGCATCATTACTTGACTTTAATAAGCTTGACAGACTATATGATATTGCAGAAGCAAACGGAAAGATCATGTTTGTTGATGAGATAGATCGTAGTCTGGATAAACTCGTAATAGTTGGATATGAGAAAAAGTCTAAGGATAAGAAAACAAAAGAAACAAAAACATCTAATAAAGCATTATTTTAATGGGCGATACAGCAGAAGATATTGCCATATTAGGTAGTGCTTATGGAGAAGAATTAAGTGAATATTTTAATAAGAAAACAAAAAAAACAATTATGGAAACAAAAAAAATTAAAGTAGAAGATGTAGTGTTTAATAGAGAATGGACTGTTCCTGACACGAAAAATACTATTTATTATTTTGATCTAAAAGCAGAAGATGATACAATCGGTCAATTTTCAACTAACTCTAAAAATCAAACTAAATTTCTTATCGGAGAAGAATATGAAGTATCTATTGGTCCTAAAGGAAAAATAGATAATTTCATTGATTATACTGAGGCTGAAAAAGAGAAACGTAAAAGACCACGAACAGAAGTCAATAAAGATAAATCGGCAGAATATAAATATGTAAGATCAAGACCGGAGATATTGAGTATCATTTCTCAGTCATCTTATGAAGCTGCAATGCTATTATGTGCAAAGGTATCTAATAATACAGATAAAAAGGTAACAAGTCATACTCAGATAGCTGATATATCAAATGTATTATGTAAATATATCGTTGATAGATCAGGATTAGGATCAGTAGAGTCTAAGAATGGTATTAAGGCAGAATTAAAGAAAGCTAATGATAAGTCTATTGTACTACAAAAATCTCTTAAGATAGCTATCATGGGTCTTGACTTAAATTCCTTGATGTTACCTGATGGACAGACACTATTGTCTACTCAGGGTATCGTTACTCTTACAGAACTCATAACAGATGATATTAATAAAATAGCAAATAATCTTTAAAATGTTTAAAACTACAAAACTTTTAAGAGGATTTACTGAGATATCAGTATTATATGATTTAGCACAGAAAAATGATTGTGTCATATGTGGAGGTTATGCACGTTATTGTGCATCTCCACTATCAACAAAGAAAGTAAAAGAAGCATGGGATGTAGATATATTTCCTAAATCAGAACAAGCATGTGATGATATGCTCAAAGATTTAATATCATTAGGATATAAGAAAGACTATGAAAATCATGTATCTATCACGATGGCTGTAAAAGGAAAAAAACATCCGGAATTAAATTCTATTCCTACTCCTCAGATTATTAAACCGGTGATAGAAGGTAAGATTGTTACACTTGGTACGGTAGAAGAAATACTAAATAATTTTGATTTCACTATTGTACGTGCAGCAATAATATCTCCTACTGAAGTAATGGTTGATGAAGACTTCTTAGATGATGAATTACATGGAATATTACGATTAAAGAATATTCATTGTCCTATCAGTTCATTATTGAGATGTTGTAAATATGCAAGAAAAGGATACTTCATGAGACCATTTGAAGCTCTTAAACTATTCCAGGACTGGACAAATAGAGGTCCGGATTATCAATTACGGATAATAGAACTATTTAGTAAATCATCTCTTGGTGATAAAGATCCGAATAAGATAACCAGAAAAGAGATTGATGAACTCGAAGCATTACTAAGAATCGATTAATATGTATAAAGAATTAGAAAAATATAAAACAGGGAAATTACTTCCGGGTAAAATAGAAATTAATGGACAGATAGTTGATATTTCTTTAGAAGAATATAAAGCTGGTGTAGGAGATTTAGTAAATGAATTAATTAAATTAAATAATATTCCATTTTATAAAAAATGGTTTAGTTATTCAAATTTTGAAACTGAATATATAAAAAAAATATTTACTAAAATGCTTAATAAAATAGAAGTAAGTAATGGACTTTAATGATAATGAATATAATTACCAATGGCATAAAATAGGAAATAAATTATGTGAAGAACTTAATATATGTAGATGTCAAAGAAAATTAAAGTCAATTGTACACATATTATATAGAATATATAGAAAAATAAATAGTAATTCTACATTAACTCCTGAAGAAATTCTTATTGTTGCATTACTCGATAGAAAAGGGTTATTTACACATGGTATTAATATCGAATATCCGTTTATTAATAATAAAGAATTTTGGGAATGGTTAATCTCCATAAAGGATAGTAAATACTTAAATGATAATTAAATAATTATGGATTTTAAAAAGAATCCTTTAAACCAATCATTAATAACGAAATTTCTTTATAAAGGTGAGGAAAGAGAAAATACTTGTCCTAAAAATCTCTATCATCTTTATATAATCAAGACACACAAGTATTCTACCGATTCAATGCGTAAAGGTCATTTCTTTGAGACTTTATGTATTGGAAGAGGATCGGGAGGTCAGATACAAAATGATCTACCACGTAAAAAGCTTTTAAAAGCTAAGGAACTTGAAAATATTAAACGTAAACAACTTAATCTACCATTATTACAAGGAGAAAAGACAAGTGATCAGGAACGTATAGAACAACAGGCAAAACGATTTAAGATACTATGTGCAAAGTATCAGATAACACCTATTGAGGAAAACACACAGACTAAGGTGATCATTCCCTGGCATAAGAACCCCGATATATACCTGAAGATGGAGTTTGATATCTTTCCTACTGCTATCATGACAGATGAAAGGATAAAGGATAATCCTTCTGATACCGGTTTAAGACTTGCTATAATAGATATCAAGCTTACTGCAGATCTTAATTCTACATATGGAGAATATTGTTGGGGTTCTCCAGAGTATATGGATCATTCGCAAGGATATATGTATCATTATGGAGCAAGACAGATAATAAACCATGTTGATCTAAATCCTCATATGACATCTATCCTTACTCGTAATGTAATAGAACTTATAAGAGAAGATAATCTACGATTCTACTATTGGGTGTTCAATTATAAAAAAGAACTATTAGAAGATAAACTTGTAAAGGTTAATTGGGATCCAACAGTAGAGAATGAATTACATGAGATGATAAATAAAACTATTAATCTTATTGAGTATAATGAAAGACTTGGATGGCCTACTAAACCAGACTATAAAGTATGTAAAGAATGTCCGGTCTTCGATTGTAAAGACAGAGAATCAGTTCAATCAGTTTAAATAATAAATAATTAATCATGACAAAAAAATTATTAAATTTTAAAGAATGTCCGGTACAGGAGTTATCTCTTGATGAATTAAAAGAAACAATTGATGAAAGAAACATTGGAGGTAATCCAATAAGCGGAATAGTACATCATGTATTATTTCAAAGAGTCTATGACATGCTCGAGAAAGCTAAACTACTATTTGATATGGATCCTATTTATGCTACATCAGGTGGCGCAAGTGCATTTCCAGGAGTGACATTATTACCAGTACTTGAAGAAAAACATGGTATAGGAGCATTGGAAGCTCATCTATTAAGAAGGATGATAACTGCTTTTAATATAAGAAAAGGAGAGACAGACGAAACAACACAATCTATTGCTATTGCATATCATCAACAAGGTATACAAGTTGCCTTTGGTCCTAATATAAAGATATGTAAAAATCAATGTATCTATGGATCATCTAACAGACATCAAACATTCGGAGATAACAAAGTCAACGTAGAAACACTATTCCAGGTCATATCAGATTGGATATTCAACTATGATGAGATAAGACAAAGAGATCTTGCTATTCTTGAAGGAATGAAAACTATCGTCTTAAACTATTCTAATGTATGCGACATAATAGGTGAACTAAACCTTAAGAGAGTAGCTAAAGACAGTCTTAGAATAGCTCCTGAATATATTCTTCAACAGAATCAAATTGGTGATGTCAGTACAAGTTATCTTAAATTCTTAAAAGGAGATAATGCTAACCTTGATTATCAAAAAGGACTTACTCTTTATGAATTCTATAATATGTGTACTGAACTCTATAAACCGGAACATACTGATCTTCCCAATATAATTGGAAGAAATCATATGCTTGGTGATTATCTTATTGAGAAATTTGAACTTGCTGATTTAAATTAATTAATTATCGTTTAATAAGAGGTGTAGCTATTTAAGTTGCACCTCTTTTATTTAAATAACTATGAAAATAAGACAAGGAGAAGAATATTTATTACATTGGACTAGAAATCCTGATACATGGAATGATAATCTTAAAGACTTAATTAATAATAATAGAGTAATAAAAATAAATAAAAGGTATTATACTAAAGTTATTCCGCATTATAGTGGTACATTCAATATAGTCGATTGTACTTGTAATATAAAAACTGGTGACTTTTATCCAATAAATGTATCTAATTTAAAAGAATATGAATAGAATAATAAATGATATTATATATGATCATGAAACAACATACATAGGAAGAAATGGAATGGGCAGACAAAAAGGATTAGGATTAACAGCTAATTCAAATACTATTTTATTAGAACCTATAAATTCTAAGGATCATTTAGCTAATTGTCAGATAAGAATACCATATGCTAATATTTCTGATGTCATATATGAACTAACTAAATTATTATATCAACTAAGCGAATGATAGCATTACATAAAAAAAGATGACAAAGAAAAAACAAATAAAAAAATGTGAAGTAGTAACACTCACCTATAAGATTGATCCTAACTGGAAAGATCCATTATTACCAATTAATATGGATATGTTTGAAGAGATAGAAATAGAAGAGATACCTTCTTATTACAAAATACACTTAGGAGTAGATATACATAAACATGAAGAAGTATGAGTGAGGAAATATTATTTCATGGAGAAGACATAAGTAAAAATATTGGGAAACAATGCAAAGTTATTGAATCGGTAATTGCCGGATTAACTGGTAAAATAGGAACTATTAAAGATATTCATGGAAACTGGAGAGATGGTTATAGATACGAAATAGAACTTTCTGAACCTTTATATAGTTTTAAATCAAATAAAGTATTTTATCCTCCAGTATTCTTATGTGAAATATTATGAAAGAATATAAAACATTATGAAAGATATTTTATACGCTGTAAATTATAGAGAGGAACCTTTAGCAAGGGCAATTACAAATGGAATAAAGATCAATAGTCTTAAAGCAATCAAAGAAGCTCAAAAAGAGTTGAATACAGTAATGTTAATCCTTGATAATCAATTAAAATTTAAATAAATGACAATACAAGAATTAGGTAAACAATTCAAAAACCATTTTGGTTTTAATCCTCCAATTGATATGATAATGACGATGATAAAAGGGCCTACAAATGCCCAAATAGATATTATAAAACTTGATGATATGTTTTCACAACATGATCTAGATTATAATAATATTAAATGTACTTATAAAAAACAAAAAGATATTTCAATGAATACATATGTTGAAATGAAATATGGAAAAGATGCACTTAAATTTTTAGAAAATAATATGTAATATGACTGAATCAAAATACATAACAGAAGATATGCTTAATGAAATACATTCTTTATGGTCCGGTAAAACAACTGATAGAGATGTATTAAACTTACTTTCACGATCAATGAAATGTGAAAACGTAGCTGTATATGATAAGATAATGGACTATTGTAGTCAATTACATATATCAGCTTATGGTAGTAGAGATAAACTAACAATTACAACATAATGAAATTAAATAAGTTTGATGATCCGAATTATAAGATAGTTGATAAAGGTTCGCATTATATTTCTGATGCTGAAACATTATCGATTGTTATCTCAGGAAAAGATCCACTTGAAAAAGCTCATACATTATTACAAAAATGTGATAATAATTTTAATTCAATAGCAAAGTTAAGTTACTTTGATATGATAAATAATGGGTTATCTCATCAGCAAGCTACAAGAATAATAGCAACTAATGAATATTCTAATAGAAAGAAATTACAAGATATACCGGATAAAATGAAGATTAGTTGTTCAAAAGATGTTGCTGACATTTTTCAACCGCTTCTCTCAGATCTTCAGCATGAAGAATTCTGGATATTATTCTTAAACAGGTCAAATAAAGTAATCAGCAGAATGAAACTGAGTCAGGGAGGCATTAGCGGAACGGTCACAGATGTAAGAATGGTAATGAAAAAAGCAATAGAATCTCTCGCTTCCGGTATCATAGTTTGCCATAATCACCCATCAGGAAACCTTAATCCAAGTGAATCTGATACCAAAATAACTCAGAAAATAAAAGAAGCCGGTGGTATACTAGATATTCAGTTACTTGACCATATAATTATTGGAGAAAATAAATACTATTCATTTACTGATTCGGGTATATTATAATTTAATATATATAAGATAATGAAAGAAATAATATTTCGTGACTGGAAATGTAAACTAGAATTTAAACAATATTCTAATCAACGTATAGCAATAGAGTTAATAGAAATAGGTACTAATGAACCAATAGCAATAGCTACAGTTAATATGCCTAATGTACCCTTAGAAGACAATCAAGTATGTATTAAAGATTATAGTGAGAATGAAGGTATTCTACAAGTTCTTATTGATGCTGGTATAGTTAGTCACCCGGTAGGTAGAGTTGCATCAGGATTTGTTTCTATACCTATATGTGAATTATTAATTAGTCCTTATGGTACTTAAAAATCAATGATATGCCAAAGTATAAAGTTTGTTTTATAGTAACAGAAAGAGTAGAATATAGTATAATGATTAAAGCTGATACACCAAAAGAAGCATTTAATAAGTTTAATGATCCCGATTATGATAGAGGTGATTATTATGAAGAATGTTTTCTAGGAATAATTGAAAATGAATCTGACATACAGATAGAAGGAGAATGGGAAGATTTTATTACAGATGAGAAACATACATCATCTTCATTAAAAAGATATGATAAACCTATTAAAATGAAATAATGAAATATACAAAAGGAAATTGGACTTGGAAACAAGCAAGAGGAAATAATAGATTTGAACATACTATTTATTGTGATAATAAGATTGTTATTGCAGAATTAAATGGAGTTGATCCAAATGAAATTAAAGCAAATGCAAAACTTATTGCTGCAGCACCAGATATGCTTAAAGAACTTCAACGAATTGTTGAAAAAATAAATATCAACGCAATGGTTAAAGATAAATCATATGTAACTGTTGGTTTCTGTCAAGCAATAAGAGATAGAGCAATAGAAATAATTAATAAAGCAATAGAATGAAAGGATGGCAAAAGATATTATCTATAGTACTTGAAGGATATGGTCAAAAACGAATAACAGTACAATATTATAATAAAGAGATATCAGCACACTACACTGAAATGCTTCCTACTGATTTATTTAAATCAGAAGAAAGAGGATGGAAGACTGCAGGAAATAGAATATATAATTATGTAGTATATCATAATTCTAAATTGATATGGTAAAAGATGATTTAATAACCATGCTTAATAAATCGATAAAGCTTATTGAAACAAACAATCTATCATATTGGCATATAAGAAAATTATGGATGAATATAAATTGTTTAATGTTAACTATTGAAGAAATTGTTAAGAAAAATAAAATATATGGAGATAAACGGTAGAAAAATAAAAGCTATTCGTCCTATGACAAAGGATGAATTAGATGAATATACACGTAACAGAAGTAGTATGTTTAATAAAAATCCTATATTCTGCATTGAGTTTGAAGATAGTACAATATTGTTACCTCACGGAAATTGTTTAAATTGTATGCAAAATAATAATTGTCTATTTTCACATGCATATTTACTTTAAAAATAATTACTATGACAACAAGTGCTTACGTAACACAGATAACCAATGGTATAATAACATTGGTTAGCGAAACTGCTACTCTTGATGATGAATCAACATTGACAGAAGATCAATATTTTGCATTGATGTTCTATACTCAATATAGAAGTCATCTACGTAATTATGAACAATATCACGGAAATGTAAATTATAATATACAATTTGATACTTATGACATAGATATTAATAAACTTGCATTTGATCAGGGATATTATATCTCTAAAAATTATAGACAGATAGCAGATGATAATAGAGGAAGAGTAATAATAGTTACTACTACTGACATAACAAAATGTATAGAACTTGAATTTCCTGTCGATACTGTACCAGTACCAATAGAAGAAGAAGGTATACTTACTGATTATGACGGAAATGTCTATACAACTATTGACATGGGTAATCAACGGTGGATAGTAGAAAATTTTAAAGCAACACACTATGCAGATGGTACTGCAATATCTAATATTATATTAAGAGGAGCAACTGATATGTTGTTGCCTTCAAAAGATGAATTAAATGAGATGTATACTAATCTTCATCTTCATGGAGTAGGTGATTTTGCTGCCGGGACATATTGGTCATCGAGTGAATCATCAGCTACAGAAGCATGGATGCAAGATTTCTCTACTGGTACACAAACAGAAACACTTAAATCAACTACTTGTCATGTTCGTGCCTTTAGATACTTCATTGCAGAGATCGGAGCATATTCATTAAGAGATACTGGTCCATCAGGAGGATTGATATTCTATATTGATGGATCAGGAGCACTTTATTACGAAGCAGCACTAACAGATGTAAGTATATCTAAGTCGTGGAGTAATGTAGATGATGTAGAGATATCATGGACCGGGACAGATATAGGTTATGGAGAAACAAACACTAGTGAAATAGTATGGCAGGCAGGACATGTAACAAGTGCTGCATATCTTTGTTATAATCTCGAAGTAGATGGATTTATCACAGATATTACAGGTGCATACTGTTGGTATGATAATAATATAATCTATAAAAATACCTATGGTGCCCTTTATAATCATTATGCACTTAATAATGTACATGGATTTCCATATCTTAAAAGAGGTTCTACAAGAGAAGTTGGATGGAAGGTACCTACTTCTACTGATATTATAAATCTAATAGATAATATTGGAGATTGGAGTATTGCAGGAGGAAAATTAAAAGAGATAGGATTAGGTCATTGGTTAACACCCAATTTTGGTGCTACAGATACATATGGATTTAAAGGTATAGGTGCCGGTAATAGATTTTGTGATACTGGTGATGATCAAGGATTCGACAGCATACATAAATATGGTGATTTTTGGTTATCCGATGATACAGGATTTGGAAACGGTTATGCATGGTATTTAGATTATAACAGTACAGATTTATTTACTCCTACTTGGACCAGATATTGTGCTTTAACAGTAAAACTAATGAAATATATTTAATAATTAATAACTAAACAAAATGAATGCAGAAAACATTACAGGTTTTAAATTAGAAAAAACAAAGAACTCACAAACAATTAAAATTGATTATTTCGTTCCGGAACTTAACCGTTCACGTACCGATGTAATAGAAGATCAACCTCATATTGATCTCCTTAATGCTCTTAAAGGACTTAATCATTATCTTGCTGATATATTCCATGCTGATAAGGAGTATGCCGGAATATATGAGATAACAGGTTTTAAATACAATGGAGATAAAATTATACTTACTGGTAAGCTAACTACTGATAATGGAGGTGTTATAGGAATTTCATCTCCTTCTATAGATACCGATGGAGATAGTTATAGATTCGAAGAAGAATTAGCACAGAAACTATCTACATTGAGTCTTGAAGTACATCATTTTCTTACTGGAAAGAAAACAGGTGTTAAACAACTTACAATAGATGACCAGGTGAATATCACAACTGATGAGATAGCTGCAGATGATGACTCATTATCAGATGATAATAATACAGGAGATTATTCCGAAGAACAGTTTATAACAGATCTTAATGAAGAAGATAAGATGGATATTAATTTCGAATTACCTGAAGATAAAGAATAATGACAAATAAAGAACGTATAGAAGGTAATGAATTAATAGCCGATTTTCTTGATTGGCCTGTGTCTTATAAAGATGATAATGGGTATGTGGTATATCATGTACCTAATAATTTTAAAGAAGATACCGGAGAAATGGAATTAAATACAGATGGGTTTATGTTCGATAGTGATTGGAACTGGCTCCATTTTGTTTGGAATAAACTTCATAGAGATGTTCTTATCCCTACTCTTAAGATGAATCCTCATCTAAGAAGAGAGATTAATGATATGGTAAAAGATATGAGAAGTAGTCTTAAATGGTCACATATAGAAGGATCATTCAAAGTATTAGTGAGAATCATTAAATGGTATGATACGCAATTTTCCAACGACTGATGATACTAACATTTATAATAGGTATAATAATAATATTTTATTGTCTGATAAATCTATTAGACATTAATATGTTTATAAACAAATTTCATGGTGCTAAAATAGCTCCTACAATAGACTCATATGTCATTATTAGTAGTTTTATATGGTTTATCATACAATCATTCATGTGTAGTGGTCCTATAGTAATCTTAACACTATCTATAATAACATTTATCGAGACATATGAGATAAATATCTCAAGACGTAAACAAAGAATGTTAATGAGATTTATCCTTATCTCAATCGTCTTGCTTATTTCATTCATAATATTGAATGAGGTATATCTTAATTTTAATATATGGGAATTTATATTTAATATCTAATGTATATAGAAGACTTAATAAATAAACTTAACAAGAAGATAGTAAGATTTAATAATACAGATTATTATCCTGCTATCACAGTACAAGATCTATTACGTAAAAAAGCTAAAGAATGTATCTCATGGAGTGAAGAAGATTTTGAAGGTCAAGCAATACAGAATTGTAATGGAGCAGATGACTGGGATCTATATTACAATAAAGATATGTTTATTATAGCATTACATGAAATGATCTCAAAACATGATGCTTCTATAGGTATTACATGGGACACCATAGATTATTACTTAGATACATATTGTAAAATAAAAACATACAAACCATGAATAGTATAAAAAAAATATTAGAATGTGAAGTAATAGCTGTAAATAAACTATTAAAAGAAACAGTAACTAGTATGGATTATATAACTCTTTTACGTAATATGCATCCTATTTCATCATCATATTATGCAAACCAACTATTAAATCTTAATATTATATCAAAAGATGAAGCTAAAGAATTTATTAAAATAGTAACATATCCCCAATGAAAAGAAAAAATAATAAGAAACAGTTAATACAAAAGACTAAAGATAATTTATTTGAAGCTATTGCAGCTATTTGTAAGGATTATAATGATAAACATTTAAAAACTATTATTAAAAATGAATAATATATATATAGGAATCGATCCAGGATCTTCAAGTGGATGTATCGCATTAATATACACTATTGATAACAAGTTAAAAGAAATACATACAATTGAATTCGCTAAACATACTACAAAAGAATGGTATAAATTATTAAAACAATCTATTATTTTTTCTTGTAATATCTCATGTGTTCTTGAGAAGGTTCATGGAATGCCAGGAATGGGAGTATCATCTGTTTCTACATTTATGAAGAATGTAGGTCATATAGAGATGGCTTTATTAGCTCTTGATATTCCTTTTAAAGAAGTTACTCCACAGACATGGATGAAATATTATAACCTTAAAAAGGATAAAACAGAAAGCAAAGTAGAATGGAAGAGAAGATTAAGAGAATATCTTCAAAGGATATTACCTAATCAACCAATATCTAATAATACTGCTGATGCTATTCTTATTGCTTATTATACAATGAAAACTAATTAGATTATGAAAGACATATTTACAAAAGAATGGATAATAGATAATTCTATTGATATATGTAATAGATATGAAAAAGGGATATTAACTCTTCGTGCTTTACATTATCAACTAGTAGGACTTGGAATGACTAATGATATACAACATTATAAACGTGTTGTTGTAGCAATGATTGATGCCAGATGGGATGATAAAATAGATTTCGATCAATTCTCAGATCTTGATCGTACTATGGTAGGAGAAACAAACTGGAAAGAAACAATATTAGATGATGAAATTGATAATGCTCAACATCAAATAAAACTATGGATGCAGAATTATCATAAAAATAAATGGGAAAATCAACCATATTATCCAGAAATATTTATTGAAAAGAAAGCATTACAAGGAGTATTTAAAAATATATGTAACGATTGGTCAATAGCATTAGGTGCATGTAAAGGATATCCTTCGTTAACATTCTTAAATGATGCTTATGGAAGATTTGAACATGCTTATTTAAATGATAAGATCCCAATAATACTTTATTTTGGAGATTATGATCCATCAGGAGAAGATATACCAAGAAGTATATATGATAATCTCAATAGATTTGGAATCGATGTTGAAGTAAGAAGAATTGCATTAATGCAAGAACAAGTAGAAGAATGGAATTTACCACCAGCGCCTACAAAACTTACTGATTCACGTACTGCTAAATGGGAAGGATTAGGACAAGTAGAATTAGATGCTGTTAGACCTGAAGAATTAATGAAACTATGTGAAGACGCAATACTCGAGATATTTGATCAAAGTAAATACGAAGATCTTCTTGCACAGGAAAGAGATGAACGAATTACTTATAGAAGTGAATTAAAGAAATTTGTTAATAATCTTAAAGACTAGATTATGAATGATATAAGTAAAACTATCGGATGGGCAAAATGGTCATTTAATCCCATCGTTGGATGTGCTAATAACTGTCAGGAATTCCAATGTTATGCAGAAGCAATGAATAGACGATTTAAATGGATCGATCAATGGAATAGACCGGAATTCTTTGAAAAAAGATTACAAGAACCATATAAAAAGAAAAAAGGAGCTAAGATATTCGTTGGTTCAATGTCCGACATATTTAGTGAAGGTGTACATCAGAACTGGATATATGAGATACTTAAAGTAGTAAACGAAAATCCTCAACATCTGTTCATGTTTCTTTCTAAAAGACCAATGAAGTATAAGAATTATCAATGGCCTGGTAATTGTATGTTAGGGACTACTATAACAAGCAATAAGGACTTCGATAGAGTACAATGGTTAATAAGATCTACCTCTCATACATTATGCCCCTTATTTGTGTCTCTTGAGCCTATATTAGGACCTGTAGATAGATTTGATTTTAATAACTACTATTCATCATACTCATTGGATCTTTTAATTATAGGTGCAGAGACTGGTCCTGGTGCAAGAATACCAGACAGAGATTGGTTAAAAACAATTAACCATCCTAATATATACTATAAACACAATATCCTTAAACATTTTCCAGATTTAATAAATAAATAATAATGGAAGAAAAAGAATATAAAACTGGAACATTTAAGATGGGAAGATGTGATATAATAATATCTATTGATGAAGGATTATGGCATCTATCTATAAGTACAAAATATAATTCTCCTTCTTATAAAGAAATTAAAGAAGCAAGATATAAATATATTCCTGATAATATTCTCATGGCTCAACTATTTCCTTCTAAAACTCAATTTGTTAATTATCATCCTTATTGTCATCATCTATGGCAAATAAGAGATAGTGTTAAAGAAAATAGAGAAGCACAAGAAACATGTAGTAAAAATATTAGAAATGCAATGGGAAAAAGAATTGATGATATAAAAAAGAGTTTTATTAATTTATCTTCATTTAAATATTTACATAAATAATATGGAAAAATTAGGAGAAAGAAATTGTTATATTATATCTCATGCTTTAAAGAGTCAGGGATATAATTTTGGAAACGCTTATTTATATATTGTAGAAGATCTATATTGTGAAGAAGCAAAAGAAATAAGAGATTTCATGAAGTATATTTGTGATCATTATATGCCAGTAACTGAACATACAATGGAAGAGATGTTTCAGATATATAAAGAGAAAGATGATAAAGATTATGATGATGAAATAGATAAACTTATATATGGTGATCCTGATGAAGAAGAAGATGCTTTTAATAGAGAATTAAATGGATAAGATAGTTACAGAAACCGAATTAGAGTATTACCAATCACTTCCTGAAGGATATGAGAAAATGACTAATATAAAAGAAATATTTAAACTACCTCCTGAAGGAGAGATACTAACTGCTGAAAATGCTGAGATAAGAGAAGGAATAGAATTGATAGTATACAATCCACAAACCAATCAGTACTATTCAAGATATCTTACCTATTCATCCAATAGAAAAAACCTATTGAGATATATGAATGATGGTAATCTATTTATTAAATCAATTGATATATTACTGAGAGAACCGATACAAAAAATATTATTCTAATGGAAAAAATATTACTTGAAGAAAAACATCTTGCTCTATTTGAACAAGGAAACAAAATCTATGTAAATGATGATGAATGTTACATGAATTATCCTTATTGGATCAAAATAATAAAAAAAGATATCGATACAGGAAGGATATTATGTGAGATATATAATAAAACTGAACTACCTATTAAGAAAGGATATAAGAAAGGCGGATTACAAGCAAGTAAATATATCATCAGCAAAGCAGATGGTTCAGAAATTGATCCTGATGCATGGTACTTCGTATTAAGAGTGGATGATGATCCTCATGCACAGAAAGCTGCTATTGCTTATGCTCAATCAGTAGAAGGAGAGAATCCTCTACTTGCTAAAGAATTAATAGAACAAGTAAGATCATATCAATAATGGAAAAATTTCAATTAACTTTTAATGATTCATTTTTTAAAAAGAATGATACATTAGTACATTTTAAAGTTTTACCATGGTATTTAAGATGGTTGGGTTTTAAAATAATATATCATTGTAAAGTATTAGAAAATCCAAAACAAGAAGGTGATAAATATACTTATCCAATACAATTAATAGGACATAATATAAAATGGCTATTTATTATAATTTATAAAAAAGAATATAAATAATATTTTTTGTTCATGACTGAAGGTAATTAAGAATCCCGGGTTTTGCTAACCCGGGATCTTTTTTACCTTTTTTTTATAGTGGCTGGAAACTGACCAGAGTACCGACTGATACCCATTCCTCTCCTGTCCATCTCTTAAGTTTACTATCAATAGGTGCTCCTCCAATGACTGTTTCCTCTCCTACAGTAAACATATGAAATTTCTGATTAACAGATACCGATGGATCTATTCGTGCTTCAATAGTATTTCCTGCTCCAAAATTAAGTCCATCATAGAATGGTATCATTCCAAACATACCACCACTAGGTCTTGTACATCCCATCGAATCTGATACAGGGAATTCCATTACTACCATGCCATTAACAAGTATCTGCATATGTCCCATCATGAAATCACCTACTTGGGTTTGTATTGTCAAATCTTGTAAAGTTAATCCACCAGATAAGACAGTATATGAAGCAATGATTTGATTAGCCGTCTCTACTGTTATTATAGTTCTCTGTTTCTCTATTATCGTTGCACCAGTAGAAGTATTAACACCTATGAATGATACATTATAGCACACTTGAGGTGTTCCTGTAGTAGTCAGTTTATCCTGAGTAACAATAAGTCTTACTACATCTCCTTCAACAAATTGTATACCATCATATAAAAGAAGTTGTCTTCTACTTATGTCAAAGTCTGCTGTACCTAATGATCCGCCAAATGTTGATTTAATTCCTCCTATACGAAACTCCATCTTATCTACTCCATTGACTTGTAACTTAACAATACCAACAGGAATGGATGTTAATGATGGTACTCTGGGTATATTAGCAAATTGTCCAAAAGGCCATAAGAATTTAATACATGACATTGTATTATCAGGTACGGTATACTTACCTATACTAACGGTGCCATTACGTAATGGACTTCTACTTGACCAGTTAGAAGTCAAATCAGGTAATGTACCGACCTTCTCTTGTGAGTCAATCGTTATAGTTTGTTTATCTATCATCTAAACAGTATCAAAAAATAAACTTGCCGTCCATGTATAAGATGTTGCTGCTGCAGGAGTAACTTTTACATCTACTGCTTCTGATCCAGAGAAGATCAATCCATTACCAAGAGGAATAACTACTATACCTGCAAGAGTATCATTATCGGTATTCTGTAGTCTAAACTCCATTTTATCTACACCTCCGACTTGTAGATAAATAGTTCCAAGATTAGCTTCCGTTGCTGACCATACAGTAGGATAACCTGCTATAACAATAGTCTTTAACTTTAAGTTACTTGCCGGAGTATTGGTAAGTATTGTCTGTTTTGCTGTTGTGGCTGTTGTAACCAAACGCGCATAAGAAATAGATTGTGCCATATCATTTTAATATTAAATTGTTGAAATCCATAAATCTCCAACTGAAGGATTTATAGGTGCTGTATCTCCTACAGTTATTTTTGTTAATCCTGAAAATTGTAAATGAGTAGATGAAATATGACTTTGTATATTTACATTAGCTGGTTCATAGTTATCATGTACATGTATCAACGGTTCTCTTGCATCAGTTAGTCTACTATCGTTCGTCTGTACATATGATGATAGATCTTGATTATCTGAACCCGGTGCATGTATATCAGATATTAATATATCACTTATAAGTGACTTACCAGTTTCTTTAACTACTAGATTACTCAGATCTTGATTGTCAGAACCTGATTGATGACTTGACGATATTGCTGTAGCTATATCCGTATCAGACTTAACTACTTCTAAAGTAATATTATTAGAACTTACATTACTAATATTCATAGATAATGTTGTAATCCTCTTATTAATATTATTTATTAATCTTATCAGATTATCATCTATATATTTTATCGGTTTTTTATTTATCATAACTACTATTATTTATTAAGCCTATTATCTATATTTCCCAAATGAAGCTACACGACTAAACTGTACATCTATATCACCGAAGTTTTCTATCCTCTTGATAGCATCCGTATAACTTGCTAATCCTGGCAATGCTTTTCTGAGATTATTCCATCCCTTAAGATCACCCTTATCAGTAAATAACAACTCTGCATCACCATGTACTCCTGCATCGAATCCTGCTGCCATAAGTGTCCCCATAGCTGTAAACGTATCAATAGCCTTAGTAAGTGCTACAGGTTCTAACATCTGTTTAGTTAATTTAAGTAACTCAATAGGATTATACTGTTGACTAAGGTTCTGTAATAGATACATCTTCCACATACGTTTAAGTGTATCATCATCCTTATCATCACCAAACATATTAAGATATGCTGTATATGATGTTGCCCATATACCCAATGTGAGACATGCATCAATGATATGTTGTTTGAATTCCGGTGGCATGTTACTCCATTTATATTCCCTGTTCCCACTTCCCATCATCATAGTAGAGAATAAGAACTTACCAAGTATCCTGAATCGTCCTTCATTAAGTCTTTCCATCCATTCGTATACATCTTCTTCTTCATGTCTCTCTCCTGTTGCTTTAAGCATACCAAGATCATCTTCCCATCGTTTACTCTGAAACGCATTAAGTAATAGACGTGGTGCGTACTTCTTCAGCTGTATGAATACTTTTCCGAGAACATATACTTCCAATGCTGCTGCCTCTTCTTTTCTGTAACCACCTTGCATACGTTCATAAACACGTTTTAACTTAACTATCTCTTTTGGAAGCAACTCTTTCATATCTTCGTATGTCACTTCTTTTCCTGATCCTTTCTTTATCTTACCTCTCGATCCACCTCTCCATACTATGTCATATATACCATTTGCATCTTTCTCTACTTCATATAGATCCCATAAGCTGACTTTCTTACCATTCTTCTTAATAGTAGGATGTTTAAGATGTTTAAGTTGTGCTATCATTGTTGTCATAGCAACAAACTCTTCAGGTATCCTATGAAAAGTATACATCGTACTCTCTGATATCATCCTGTTACGTAATGATAATAAATACTTCTCAGATGACATGAAATCAAAGTTATCAGGTAGGTAATGAAGTTTCTTAAGTAATAACCATGTCTTATCTTGTCTTATCTTACCAGTCATGGCATTTACTATATGTTCAGTAAAATATACTTTATCTGCAGCAAGACTATCAGAAAGAGTATAATCAATTGCATCATTATCTATCCCAAATATCTTATTTGCTATAGTACCTTTTAATCCATCTTTATGTTTAAGGTAGTTAGCATGTACACCATTCGCTGTACCCGTAAATGGTTTAAGCCACATGGTGGTAGCCGATACCCATCTTCTCATAAGGATAAATACTGCATCAGCCTTAACCTCTCTATCTTCATATTCCTTACCAAACCATTTAATAGGTTTACGTACCAATCTCTTCCTTATCGTTCTGCCAAGTACATCTTGTGTAAGTTTCATCTCAAGCATCTTAACAGTGTTTGTATACATAGGTTGATCTTTATCATTCTGCAGATCAAGATAACCTCTTACACTCTCTCCAAATGCGTATACAGGATCCATAGCTTTCTTATATTCTATACTCTTTATGAATCTGTCAAACTGAAACTCGATATTACGTGAATAATCTCTCTTATTATCTATCTGGAAACTACCCATATATTTTAATGGCAATACCATATTAGCATGTTGTCTGCCTTCATACTGGTTCTCAAGATAGAATGTGAAGCTCTCATGTGCTGCTTGTTTGAAATATCCTTTACTGAATAAGCCTTTAAGATAACTGCCTTCTCCAAAGTCAAATATATGTTCAGAATCTTCTTTTGGTATCTTAGGAAAGAACCCTGGGATATATCTAAACTTACGTACATCATCAGTACCCTTATTAAATAGATCTATCACTGATATAGGATTCAATTGTCCATGTTCTGGTACATATGTAGCTACCTCATCAGTATATGATCCCTTACCAAAGTATGATGCATATATCTTATTTATAAATGATAATAGTCTTCTTTGTTTATCTGTTAATACGTTCCATTTCTCTGTGTCGTTCTCTGTTATTAACCTCTCTTGTGTTGATCCGTTATTATCAAACTCCATATATGCAAATGAATATAGTTTTTTATAGTTAAGGTTATTAAGCCATCCCTTACTTAATGTGGGATGTTTTGCATAATATTCATCTGTCACCGGCTTAAGATATGATTGAAACTCATTAAACAAATCATAATGTTTTTTCTTAGCAATATCTTCCTGTTTATTCCTAAACTGTTTCCATACCTTAACATAAGGATTATTTATATCATAGTAGTTACCTATCCATTGAGTGACTAGTGATACATCATTTTCAGGATTCATATATAATGTAGTCTGAGGATCCTTTATCAGTTGAAGTATCTGTGAAGTAAGCATCCTTGCTCTTACACGATCAGTCTTAGATAGATTCTCATACTTATTCTTCCCTATATTAATTATAACCGGAGCTTTACCTATTATCTTTCTTAACTCATTAATCTTCTTCTCTGCCACTATATGAGGCGGATCACCACTAACTATAAGATCATCAGCAAGCTTCTCGGCTATTATTGTCTCATCAACAATATCTAATCCTTCCTCTTTAAGAGTATATCCATGAGTATAATGAGTTACGTTAAATATATCTTTTGATTTACTTACCAATGTTTCATATACTTCTTCATCTATCCCTACTTCTTTAAGTGCTACCTTATCCTGTAAAAACGCTTTCATCATGTTAAGAAAGTCATCAACCTCTACCTTACGCATATTATCAAAATGAGTAGCCTGGAAACTATTAGGTATCCACATCACATCAAGATTACGGAACTTGATATCAGGATTATTCGCTTTCAACATGAAGGCATATGTCATTATCTGTAACTTCTTCCTATCCCTTGGCTTATCTATCAACTGTCTATTTTGATCACCATAATTAAACAATCTATTAGATAATGTATTATCGAAGTTAGATCCTGTATTGATATCTTTTATAGAATATGTACCATCAGCATGCTTTATAAGCTTATCTATCGTACCTGCTATACCTAACTCCTCTGATGCTACTGTTACTTCTGATGCTAATATATCTTTCAGATCGGCACTACAGTTATCAAATATGTTTATTCCATGAATCTTATATATCTTCTCAATATTCTCTTCATACCAGTTCATCTTTTCCGGATCAACATTAATGTTTATAGTATATGTTTTTCCTTCGCTATCAATAATATTATAATCTTTATATGCAAGTAATTGTATCTTGCTATTTATCAGTCCTTGATTATGACTATTATTAAATAATCTATCAATAAACCGTTGATCGATTAAGTGGATTATTCTTGCTCTGGTAGATGCTTCAATCATCACCTTGTCCATACGTTCTTTGTATTGATCGTATGTCTCTTCCTTACCATCTATTGTTTTTGGAATATTCTTCTCTGTATACTTCCATACCGAATCAGCCTCTCTCTCACCAAATGTTTTCCTGTCTCCTTTTTTACGAAAATATGATGCCCAGCCATTATATATATCTGTTACTCTTTTAAATATTTTCCCTTTATCATCTATATCTATATAATGATCTTCTTCCTCTCCTTTATCATTTATTGGTACGATATATTTCAATCCCTGGTCTATTATCTTATTCATTTCTTCATCTTCATATCCTCTCGATAATATTTCTATCTCTTCTGTTTTAATATATTCTAATGGAGTTATATTATTCTTTATCCATGACATCAATCTGTCACCGGTACGTATATCAGCACCTTTCTTAAACCATGACATTATCCATTCACCTATTATCCTTAATATATTCTTCTCTTTTAAAGGTATCTTAATATAGTTTAATGCGTTAAAAAACTTCTCATTAGTAAATAGTTCTGATATAAACTCTTCTTCATCTGAGAAAGCATAAGAATATTCCTCTGCCAATGCTGGATTACCTTTCTTAAGCAGTCTGATCTTTTCTTTCAACTCTGCTCTAAACTTACTATCTCCTTTAAACTGTATGATAGTCAATCCATGCATCAACTCATGAAGTATGATCCTATCTATATCATATTGTGTCTTATCTCTCTCTGCTAACTGATTATAATCTAATGAGAACTGTCCGGTAGATAAGAACTCTCCTAGTCTACCATCTTTTAATTTCCTGTTACCAACAAATTCCGGTTTAAGATTCTTAAGATATGGTCTCATCCATCGTATTATCATCTTCTCGAATGAAGAAGTATCTTCATCACCTTCTATATCATTAAGAAGCTGATCCACTGTCTTACCATCATATAATGCACTTAGTTCATTTATCTTATCTTCAATATTCTCATCTATGCTTTGTAATGATTCCTGGAATTCGTTCCAATATATATTATTGTCTACTGCCTGATTAAATAATATACTTACAATATCTCTTTTACTTTCTGATTCTTTATATCCTTTATCAAATAGATTAAGTTGTTCACCAAACAAATATTCTTTTATTGTATCCATATCAATATATACCTGCCATCCGGATGCTGTCACCCTCTCCTTAATTACATTATATCCTGCAAATATCTCCTTATTCAGTTGTTGACGTAATAACCTACCCTTTCCTTCAAGGTTCTTCCTGAAGTATATCCTTCCCATCTTACCAGCTCTAAATGGTCCTTCTTTACTCCTTAGTCGTTTTGTTATTGTATCATATAATCTTTGTGCTTCACCATCTGGTTTATCATAATATCCTTTATCACGTATAGGAACAGACGGCTTAACCTTATATATACCAGATGCCTTCTTCTCAATGACTTCATAAGTAACAGGATATATCTTAGCTGCATCACTATAATCTGTTATACTTATCTTATCTCCCATAGTAAGATCATATGCCTTACTTTCAAATAACCCACTCTTAGTAACCCTCCCTTTGACATGAAGTATCTTCTGATTGAATGCCTCATCTTCATCATACTCTTTCATGTCTTGTAATGAATGTATGCTATATATAGGTATCCTGTTCTTCGTCCCTATCCTTGTATAATATACTGCTAATCCTTCCTCTGGTGATGTACGCTTAAATATCTTGAACTTCTTACCAAATGATTCAACATGATACTTGGGCCATGTACGTACTATCTCACTCTCAAACCACCTGTCATAATATATCCCATCAGGATTCTTACCATATTTTATGTCCATCCATTTCTTCGTCTTTGGATCAACGATAGTCTTAGCATGTGGTTTTATAGTTATCCTTTCTGATTGAGCACTCTCAGGAAAGTTACTTATCAGTTGTGCCTCGAAAACATTAACTACATTATTTATCTCATTTGTCTTAAGATTATTTATATCTGCCATCAATGCCACAAGTTTATCACTCTCCTCTTTATATATATCACCAGGGAGTATTATTGAATAGTTACGAAGACCAAAGTTCATACCATAGTTAAGCATGGCATATGTGACAAACATCTTCTGGAACTGTGAATAACCATCCGTATCTTTCTTTACCTGTTCATATACACCATTCTTCTTTACATAATCGAAATTATTCATCTCCTCAAATGACTCACGAAATAAGTTAAGATCACCTATGTCCATCGTTGCCGGACCATGAAATATTATCTTTTCTTGTCCTGTCTCAGCATCAGATGCAAATGATAATGTATTAAGAAATATATTACCATTATATCTCTCTTCTTTACTCTTATTCTGTGACATTATCTTCTTCATGTAATCATCTTTCTTAGCCTGTTTGATAAGATCGATGAATGACCTGTTAAATGCAGCTATGTCGGTAAGTACTATCTGTTCTCCTCTTACAGTTATAGTTACCGGATCTATATCCTTCCTGTCGATAAGAGTTGACATAAGAAACTTGGTGAATTCATCACGTATCTTCTTCTTACTTATGTCTAACTGTTGATCAAGCTTAAGCTTAGTATTGTTATATACCTTATTAGCTATTGACCTGAACTGTTTACCATATGATATATATTCCTGGTTAATATTATCTACTGTCCATTGCATTGACTTAAGAGCACTATATACATGAGGGTTTGCTGTCCAGAAATTAGATACGTAATAAGGAAAGTCACTCTTATCGTCATTAGGTGTATCTGTTATCTTGCCACTCTCAGGTATACCCATTATCTTCTTGGCAGATGACAATATAGTCTCCATGGCATCTACAGAATTTGGAAACTTACGATTCACATTTGTTATCTTTGATAATGATGCTATGTCATTACCTATCTTATTAAGATCAGTATACATATCATACACCCTTGCCTGATATATTAGAAACTTCCTCTCTGTTGGCGTTATCTTATCTTTCGAAAGAATAACATCTATATCCTCCGGAGTATACTTAAGATATTTCTCCATCTCTGTATCATAGAATGTCTCTACAGTATCAATCTCATTCTGTGTTACTAATTCCTCTATACTCTTCTTTATCCTGTTACCTTCACCATAACCATACTTAGACAGACTTCTTAATATGGGTTGCGATATAAAATTATTTATCGTCTCTGTCTTTACACCATGCATAACCAATATAGAGTATGGTCTTAATGTCTCCCTGCTTATATTAAGAAATGATAATATATGTTGTTTCCTGTTATCTAGTGCAGCGTTACCCAATGAATCAAACCTGAATCCTACTTCTTCTCCTGCTTCATCAATATCTGTCATTTCATTATATAACCTATCATTGAATGAGATTCTAACAGGACTCTTTATATTATCATCTGTCCCTGATGCTGTCTCTTTAAGATGAGTTATCTTAGCACCTTTCTCTGCCTTGTGAAGGAATGCGAAACCTTTAACCATGTTCATGAACATACCAATAGCTACCTCTCCTGTAAATATATCATTATGTATCTCCTGCGCCTGTATGGTATCTGATATATCTCTTTTCTTCTTCTGTTGACGTGTAGCTTTTATCATCCTGTCTTTTTCTCCTTTAAGCTTCACGAATGATATAGGCGATAACATCCTCTTGATGTTTTTCTCATCAGTGATGATATTAATGAATCCCTCCATGATAGCATTAGTATAATATGCTTCTGTTACCTCTCTTAATAACTTATTGTCAACGTTATTAAGAAATGATGCATCACCATCAAAAACATACTTGTCTCCTTTCTTTATATATCCTACAGGTATTGTCTTACTATATGCTTTTACATATGACCTCTTAATAACAAACAATGAATCTATATCAAAGTCTGATCCTGTTATTGGTATCAACATCTCAGGAGCAACGATTATATTTGTTCCTTTTGAGTCATAGAACCCTGCTACCTTTATTGCTACTGCACTATGTAAGTCGGATGATGGTATACGAAATCCTATCATATCTTTTGACTCCTGCCCAAGAAACATAAACAAATCTTCCGGTTCAGAATCTTTCTTAAGATATTCTTTTATTTTATTCTCTATGTCTGCTGGGAGCATGCCCTCCGGTATAATACATTCAGCATATAATCTACCATTCTTATCTTTCTTATATTGTAATTCTCTTTGTAGATGATCAGGTAGTTTAATATCCTTATAATTCTTCTCAATACCTTTTGCTGTTTGTAGAACAAGTTTTGATCCATTATATACAACCTTAACTGCTTTTTTAAATACTGATGATATATAATGCACCAATGACCTGTCAGCTATTGAAGGAAAATTATGATTTATACCACTCATGAGAAGATCATAGAGATTCTCCTGTCCTTTCTTATTAGTAAAATTCTTGAGTATATTAACAAATGATTTACCACTTGTCCATTCAGATAATGTTTTTTGATTACTCTCTATAATCTTACTTATAGAGTTATATATCCCTATTGCCTGCTCATCATTGATACCATATAAACGTAACATATATGATAGTTGTGTAGGATGTGATACCTTAGCATCTAACTTAGCTGCAGGATCAAGCTGTATACGGAAATCCCTGTTATCAATATCAAATACTGACAAGTCATCTATATCAATATCTTGCGAAGCATCGGTAAGTTTATACCAGTCATTCTTAACAATAGGATTACCTAACTTCAAAGCACTATTGAATATCACCTCATCAATATTTTTCTTACGCATCTTATTACGTAACAGGCTTAATGCCGGATGTCTGTCACAAAGATCATCAGTAAGTACTACAGACGAGTATTTTATTGCTCTTGCGATACCATCAATGTCATAACTATAATATGATGGTTTAAGTACTGATCCCATATCATCACCAAACCCATAGTTTATATCATCACGTCTTTCCGGTAACATGAATCCCTGTGAGTCAGCTGGCATAGATCCTTCCGGATCAAATAGCTTAAGCACATCAGCAACATCTTCTTCTTTAAGCAATGTCTTAAGGAAATCCTCTACAGTCTTAATATCATTAACAGGATCATCTATCACTGCTATTCTTGCCTTTGCCCTCATACCATACTTATCATTCACTAATCCTGTCTTACCAGGACTAAAAGCTAATGATAACCGGTCAGAAAGATTATCACTATCTTTAAATGATGCAAGATCACCTGCAGCAAGTTGTGCAAAATGATAACCATTAACATAGTTATTAATATAGAATAATGATACCAATGGCTGGAGATGTTCATTCTTTATATTATATTCTCTTTGAAATCCTTTGCTATATGCATTCTCTCTTGTTATCCCTTTATCTTTATGTATCGCTTCAAACTGATCCCATGTCTGTGAAGGAGATAGATAACCACCTCTGTTAACAGGAAATACTTTCGTTGACCATTCCGGATAAAGTTCTTTATCGATAAGTTTATTTAACATATCTCTTTTTGGTAATGAACTATCTAATGGCATACGACTCTTAATGATATTATCAGTTAATGTATATGACTTCTTATCAAGGATGTTATATATCTTCTTTGCTATACCTGGTATCTCATTCTTCTTTATCTCACTTATCTTTCTATCTCCTATTACTTCACGCAATACTTCGAAACCTACTACGCTATCAGAGTTATAATTCTCAACATCTTTTTCTTTTTCTGCATTTCTGTTTACCATCTGTGTTATCGTTGCTTCTATTGCTTTGATAAGCTTATCAGGTTTAAGAACATTTATGTCAACACCAAATGGTGTCTGTCTTTCATTAGGATAGATAAACTGTATATATCGTGGATTATTCTTTCTTGATGTCGATATCATCCCAAGGAATCCCATACCAAATGTCCTTTGATTATATGTATCTATCTTCTCCGATTCATACATGATAGGTCTTATGTTATCATTTCTGTATGTCCTTGTTGTACCATCATGATCAATGATAGAATATATTTTATTCAATCCATTGATGAATATATTCTTTTGAAAAAATTTATTATTGAATACAGATCTTATATTGATGAACTTATTATCTCCTACGCCATGTATATTTCTACTATTTATCAGACCGAATATCTTTTTATGTATCTGTGTGCTCAACACGGCATTATATCTCTTATGACCTTTACCATCCTGAGAAGATAATATACGTGATAGGTTATCCATTAATGACACTGCTGCAGTAAGTCTTGTAAGCATACCGGATCCTTCATCTGACAATATCTTACCAATGCTTACAGTATTATCTACCTCATTATTATCTATCGTATCTGATACCTCATCATCCTTTTCAGATTGTTGTGGCTTATTCATCTCCTGTGATGCTGTAGTAAAGAAAGCATTTATATCACCCATGATCATACTCATGCTTTTATTCTTAAGCGATCCACTATATTCAGATAAACCTATATATCTAAAAAAATCTTTAACGAATGATAACGGATCTTTATAATATGCATCGTTCCATTTTCTTAAAGGACCATTAATGAACTTTTCAATATCTGTCTTCTCCTGGAATTTATTGGCTATCTGGGAAGCTATCGCTGATCGTACACCAGTAGTCACTGCATTACCTTTTGCATCAAAATACTTCACTTCATGACCACCAAAACTTGACTTGATTGTACCTATCTTAGGATCTCTCTGCCTGTGTGAATTAAAATGACTTGTTAGTCGTGCAAGTATGAGACGTGCCTGCTCCTTTTTATATATCTGTATGATCTTCTCTTTAGAGATATCTGATAACTTTGTTATCCTGTTAAAGAAATCCTTAGATGACTCTCCTTTATTCTTTTTTGTATAACTCACTTCTCCGGATAATACTCTTGCATCTGAGATACTATTTACATCTTCTACAGACTTATTGGAATAGAAGAATGTATCTCCTGATACAAACCTAACTGTCATAGGCAATCTTACTGCTTTATAAGTATTAGTATCTATTATATTCTTAAGTGTCTGTAGTGTCTTAAAGACAGCCGTCTCATTAGTATTCATGTCATGCCTACTGACTCCCTTATCTGTCTCTGCTACTTTGAACTTCTCAAGTATCTGATCAATAAAATTATCATCTTCAAGATTCACCCCTTCAAGCATACCTAATAGTTTGATGTATGCATATCTCCATGATACAAACTCACCATCATCATTCTTTATATATGATATGAATTCCCTTATATCATCTGATATATCAACTTCACTATTAAGTTTACTATTCTCTATTATATGTTTATTAAGATTAACCACTTCGTCTTCATCCATCTCATCGATTATCGACTCTAACTCCTCCTCTTCTATTGTTGAACGATATAACCCATCAGCATAATTATTAAACCCGGGAAATAAATCATTAACGATATCCTTCATATTTTTTGTTATCATCAATAATCTGTCCAGTTCATATCTGTATGCCGGTTCATCAGATGTACGTAATAGTTTTCTTAATGTATCTATTCTGTTAATAGTATCTCTTATTATCTCATCTATTATCTCGCCTCTCTCTGATGGTATACCATTAATACCATTCTCACGATATTCCCCAAGCATGGCAAGGACATAATCACATGACTCGATATAATTATTAATTGTACCAAACTCTTTCTTTATATCTTTCATTAACCGTCTTGTGTTATCTCCTTTAGAATATCTATAGTCAACAAATCCATTCTCGATCTTATAAAAGAGATCATTGATGCTATCTATATTATTCTCATAGATACCAAGAAATGCCATTATACGTTTAAAAAGATTCTTAAAGTAATCACTTATCTTCTCTAACCTTCCTCTTTTCCATTCATGATATTTTACTGCAAGTAGTTCTTCAATAGATGAAAACTTATCATAATCTTTAAATTCTTTTTGAGCCATATCATCTATCTCTTTTCTCTCTTTAGCAGTAAGATATTCATTATATATCTTATGGAAAACTTCATGCCTGGCAATATTCTCATATACGGTACCATCATCATTCTTTGCAAGATATATAATACCATCCTCATATAACCCCCATGCTTCTTCATCAGCTAACCGGTCTATCATCTGCTTCTCCAAAAAGACTACCCCCTCCTTACCTATTCCCGGGATACTCTTACGTATGATCTTTATTATATCACTCTCATATATTCTCTTTCCTAATATCGGAATTCCGGATAATAGTTTCTTACGTATACCTTTAAATATACGTGATGCTACTTCTTTAGACTTCTTACCAAGGTCCTTCTCTTTCTTTTCCTCACTTATCTCAGGTTCATTATCAATAGCAGTATTCTCATCAACAGCCACATGTATATCAGTCTGTAGTATGTCTTCAATATTAGTCTGTAGTAACTGTTCAAGAATCTCTTTATTAGCTTCTATATCTTCCCCAAGAGTATTAATACCCCATTTACCATCTTTCTCTAATGGTGTACGTAACTCAGGATGCTCATCACCATCAAACATAGATATATCTCTTAACCTGTCTGATGTTATAGGTTCAGTTATAAATGAATTCTTTAACTCATCAAGTTCCTCTCTTGTTTTTATCCCCTCATCAATAAGATAATTCTCTACAGCCTCTATATTGTCATCTGTTATATAACGATCTTCTACTTTTCTTGTACTACCATCTTTAAATGTAACATCATAAAAAATATTAATATTATTTTCTTTAAATAATTCTCTTACCATTCTATAATATCCTTCTGAATATTCATTAGTATCAAGTAATGACTTGGCTGTTGTTACATATGTAGCAGTCTTCATTAACGCACCAGTCTCAGTCCTTCTCTTCTTTGTCTTTACACGTATTGACTTACTATTAACATAGTGATTTGCTTTTGCGATCACATTAAGTGATACCTGTGCTTCTCCTCCTCCTATCTTTAATCCGTCTTCATATTCATATGTTCCCTTATCTTCTTTATTAGCTAATGAGAACTTATATACATATCCATATCCTTTGTCTATTATATTACCTTCTTTATCTTTTCTCGTTGCCGGTCTAAATTCATATATAGCATCATCTGACTTATTATTCTCATCAAGTTTATAGAGTTTCTTCATCTCATCCTCATTCTTGATACGCTTCTTGATCTTATCCTTAGAATATAATCCTTTGATGATAGGTTCTATTGTCTCTGCAACATGATTAAATTGTTTCTTATCAAGAGGTATAACAAATCCTCTCTTTGCAAGATTATTATATTCTTCAAATAATAAGTTCTTACCTGCAAAGGTTATATCATCACCCTCAATATGAAAGTTACGTGAGAACATTGTTATCATCTCATTGAATGGAGATATACCAAGTTTACTACCAACATATTCTTCAAGCTTAGTTATCTCCTCTGTGAATGATCTTAATACTTTTATATGCCTGTTACCTGATGATATATTACGTGGATTAAGTGATATATATTGTTTATCCTTTTTTAGTCCCTTCTTAGATACTGGTTCTATTATCAGATATGGTACACCTGCAAATCTTTCTGCAGGTTTATTATTATTAGTATATATTACTATACTATATGATGCCTTTTCTTTTGCCCTATCAAGATACCTATGGCTAAACAGATCAATAACCTTATCTATAAACCCTTCTCCTTTATATGTTATCTTATCACTATATTTATATGTCAATGGCTGTGCAAGAGCAAGCTTACCGGTAGCCAATATAGTCTTAGTATATTCTTCACCTTTTGAATTTGTAAGATTTACTACATCACTTGTCCTGTCTATAGTGATAGTATTGAATAATTCTTCTCCTTCTTTATTAAAACTCTTTTCATAATTACTCATCAATTTCTGACCAAAATCACTGGCTAATTCTTCCTCTGATACTATCCCAAGATGAGCATACCTGTTATTTAATGGCTGGTTATTATTATCATATAACTGACCAAGGATGTGAATAGTGTATTTATGTTCATTTGTCTTATCCTCAGTCTTAACATATATAACCTCACTATTTGGAAGTAACTTACTTGTGTTTCCTTTAGCTCTTATGAACTTAGATCCTATGTATGATGGAAATGCAAGGATATGCTTAAATGCCGAACTGGTTATCTTCTGTTCAATCTTCTCCATGTTAGCATTGGAGTCCGGTTCTTCCTTCCCTGTTACATCTTCTGTCTCTGATGGTATATACTGATCTTCCTCAGCACTCTCGGTACCTTTTTTTATAACTACTTTCTCTTCTTTCTTCCTTGTCTTTATGCCAGATAAGACATTATTATCAAACTCAAGTCTTTTCTCATACTCTTTCTTCCGTGCATCAAATATCTTACTCTGTTCTTTCTGATAATCTCCTTTGTCATACTTATCTTTTATAGACTGTTTAGCCTGGTTATTAAATGTACCACCTTTGTCATTAAAGAAAATATATTGCTGGGACCTACTGATAGATGTATAGAACGCCTTATTAAATTCGCTGTTATCCCTGAATTGGTTACGTGACAGATCAACATATACCTCGCCAAACTCCTGCCCTGCTACTTCTGTATATGTATACACATTATCTGTCATATCAGGATGACGACTAATCATATTAGCCTTTTCCTTATTTGAGAATACCACAATAGCTTTTGTCTTACCATTACTATTATGTACTTTAAGTTGAGTATCCATATCAGATAATGTACCTGCATGAACACCTATACTCTCATAACCTATCATATTACTTGCATAGACAGTTAATCCTGCTACGATCCTGTCATTACCTTCATATATGTCCAGTAACTCGTTTATCTCCGGTATGATACTTCTATGACGTACAGTAAGAGGATCAGTAACCTCAAGATATTCTATCCCATCTGTCATGTTCCTGTTGATTACCGGATCAAATGACTTTGTTGTTCCTTCCTCTTGTGCCGATGCCTGGCTGGGATCACCAAATGCTATCACACGAAAGGGTACCTGTCTCTTTTCATTAATAGCCTGTAGAGTATTAGATAATGCTATAAGTTCCGGATTAGTCAATGCAGCAACTTCGTCTATCAATACAAACTTAATATCATTAGATATACTATCTACTGTAAGATCTTTTATAAGTGTTGTTTTATTACTTGTTACAAGTGACTTATCTATCATGTCAGCAGCATTCTGATGAGGAGCAACAGCAAAGATCTCATTACTCTTAACACTAAGACAACGTGTTAAAAACTTCATGACAAATTGTGTCTTACCTGTACCAGCATTGCCACGGATAAATAACCATGTCTTAAACCTATGATATTTCTTATCTGTCTCAAAGACTCTCTTAAGTGGAGATAATGCCCATTTGACTGCTGATCGTATTACTGTCACCTGCTGATTGGTAGGTGCTTTTTTCATCTCTATATATGCATCATTCTCTGCCTTTATCTGCTTCTTGATATCATAGTCATTATCAAAATCACTTATAATATCTTGTAATGCCTCTACCTGTATATGTTTATTGATAAATGATAGTATCTGCTCTTTCGTTAACCCTGTATATCCTATATCAGTCTCATTACTTATATTATCACGGAATTCAAGAATGTCATTATTGATATAATACCTGTCAATAGCAAACTTCTCTGATGTGTTAAGTCTTTTATATCCTACAATAAATTCAATGACTGTCTTAAATAACTTCTTAGGATTACGTTTATATTTCTTTATCATCTCCCTGTCTGACTTTGTTGCCTTAGTCTGGTATGACATATAAAGATTCTCTATCTCTGTTGTACCTGTATTATATTTCGATTCAATGAGTCTCTTAAATGATCCTTCTGTCTTTTTCTCTTTCTCCTTCTGTTTTATTGATGCTATTATCCTGTCAACAAATATTTCATTAAATGAATACTCATTACCAAGTTCCGATGCCTCTTTAGCACTCGCTAATATCTTCTTTAATTCATCGTTACCAATGATAGATATTATAGCATTATATATATCCGAATCAGTAGGAATAACTTCATCTATATCGGATATCGTCATGCCTAATCCTTCAAACCTCTTATGATTCCTGTTAACCTGATGTCTGGAATCAGTATTCTGTTTCTCGGTGTAGTTCTTTTCTGCAACAGGTAATATCTCTTTTTTTATTATCTTAAGGATATCATCAATAGATTTTATATATCCTTTGAATGCTTTATTATCAAGACGTTGTTTTAATTCTGTCTTCTTATATATATTTTTTCTATCATTGAGTCTTTCTATTAATTCCTCTACTTTCCTTACTTTATCATAACTATCAGGATTAGCTCTTACAGTCTTTATAAGATCATCTGCTTCATTAATTGGAACATCAGCTACCTTACGCATGAAAGAATAGTCATCTGTTATATGACGTGGCATGCCATCCATATAGTTAAGTAATCCCTTCCCGTCACTCTTTGGATCAATAGCATTTAGCCTGTCAATAGCATCCTCCATATCATTAACGATGATATCAGATTCTTCTAACTGTTTCTCGAGTTCCTGTGATGCAATACGCACCTCCTCTCCTGTCATCTCTCCACCAGCCTGTTTGCTATATAATGCACTTATATCTGCATTAAACATATCAGAAGTATATCTATTACTCTCGACTCTCTTCCTCTCAATAGGTATAAGGTTCTTTACCGCTTGTATATCTTCTTTCCTTACATCATATTTCTCTTTTGTGAGTATATCTACCGCTTCCTTAAGTGTTCCATTACTGTCCTGTACATTGTTTATCGCTGATTGTAATCTTGCCCCTGCAATAGCATCCATACCAATATTAAGATAATACTGATTACGTAAACCAAATTCCCCTGTCTTATCTTCCGGTCTTTGTATGAGTGAAAACCTGTCATTAGTAACAGGACTACCATTGATCATACTCTCTTCTTCAATAAGATACTCCAGTTTTTTTGTATCTACTGATGCAGGATCCTTTACATACTGATCTTTTAATTGTTTAATAAGATCTATCCTTGCTGATGTCTCTTTAGTATATTCCTCAAATAACTTATTACGTTCAGACTTATCCTCATACATATCGATATACTTCCTGGCATCATCACGTATAGGATCTAACTGATCTTTATCTTCTACTATCTGTTCAATATCATCAAGTACATGTAACTTCATCCTCTCATAGAGAATTCCTTTTACTACATTCCTCTTGAACTCATTCTCCTGATCGGTATTGTCGAGATCTTTCCGGGAATATAATTTCTTATGTATATTATCCCATTCAGTCTTCATCTTATGTAACTGAACAGACAGGTCATTATAATCAAATCCAAGCTTAGATAGTTCTTCATCTTCCGAAAGTGCTTTGATACCTTCTCTCTCCATCATGGTATCAAAGGCAATGTTGGAATCATCAAAGATAGGATCAGACATATACTTATAGAACATCTGTAATAATCCTTCATTGACAAAAAATTTCTCATGTACTTCATCCATATTAAGATTAGCCATTGCAAGATTACTAAACAATGACTTCTGTTGCATGCTACCGGCAAACAACTTACCCATCTTATATACATCAGGTTCTATCTCTCCTCTCTCATTTAATACTGTCTTGCCTATTGCCTTATTACCATCCTTATCTGTTGTCTCTTTATTATATGACTTAAGAAAATGTTTTATATTATTAGGCAATACATTATCATATAATGGAAACCTGTTCTTTAATGCATCCTGATATTTATTACTATACTCCTCAACAAACTTTCTATCTGCTCTTGCATCAACAATACCTGATCTGGCACCCATACCACCGCCTACAATAGCACCAAGGAACATTGACTTCTGTCCTTCTGTAGTATAGAAGTTATTAAGCCATTGATAGGCATATCCTCCAAGCCTATTATCATATTCCATACCTAATGCACGGTTCTTCTCATAATCCTGTACAGCCTGTTGTGATCCTTCCTCCCATGCACCTTCTGATACAATACCTAGTCCTGATTGCTTTAATACACTCTTGGCAACACCTATACTCTCTTTAGTTACTTTTCCACTAAGAACACCTTTCATCAACCTTGACTTGGATGATTTGACGGGACCAATGAAGAATCTTGCCTGTATGAGATTCGGTCCTGCAAGGATAGCAAGGTTAGTATTAAATATGTTAGCCGCATGAGAACCAGCCTTCTGATTAACTTCTGCCTGTTGTTCTTTACTAAGACCTGCATATGTTGATTTAAACATATCAGCAGATAATGTCTCTCTAATATCCTGTAATCCCTGTTGTGCTTCAAGAGATGCTTCCTGTACAGTGTTCCATCCTGATGTTGCTATTGTCTGAAATATCTTAGATGCGTTCTTGCCAAGCTTCATCAATGTTGATACCTTGCTAAGTGCTGCTACAGGAGTATAAGCTGCAACAGTAAAAGCTACTGCATCGGCAAGATCAGATGACCATAACTTCATATCACCCATCTGGCTTATCAGGTTATCTGTATTATATGCCTGACCACCATAGACAGGAAATAACTTATCCTTTACAATATCATTCTCTACATGTTTTATGAACTCTGTATAGAAGTTCTCAAACAGATGTGGAGTAGCTGTACCATATTGTTTCTTTCTCTCTTCTGTAACACCTGGGATAGGCATAGTGAGTAGATCAAATAATCCTCCTCCTATCTCACCTACTGCTGTATTGACCTTGGTAGATACTGCAATAGTATTACCAATCAAACCATTCAATAACTTAGATGGCCATGGTTGGTTTTCCCCTTTTACAGAACTTGTGAATGCTGTTTGTGGTGTCCCTATGAAATATTTTCCTCCTTGATCGACATACTGTTTGGATCTGTATGGATCTGGAAAATTCATGTTGAATCCTTCTAGTGGATTCTTCTTGGTAGGTTCATTGCCGGATATAAAAGGTGTGTATTGTTCCGGTACATTATTTGCCGATATTGGTTGCTCAATGCCTTCCATCATATCAGCAAAGGTCTTGGTACCCTGCTTCTTTCCCATAATGTCAAATATCTATCTTTATTTACTGAACTTCATTGTCATCATATCATCAACATCCTCAATAGAGAACATCTTAGTGACTAAGCTAGTCATATCAGCAAAATCACTTAACTTATATTCTCTTAAAAATTTTGGATTACTATCATCCATATAATTACTCTTATTATTATTTCCAACTAATGGATTTGAACTAAAGACCTTGTATTTTATTATTGGTCTATTATATTTATCAGTCTCAGTATGATCTCTCATCGGGACAATATATAATGCATAAGGATCAGTTAGTTTAGTAGGATCTCCATCCATGCCAGGATCAGATATATCCGTTATCTCTCCTCTTCCATCTATTATATTGTATGCGAATGGAGCACCTATATCTGTATTAGACCTATCCATACCATATAAGTTCCACGTAAGTTTATCTTTATATGTACCCTCATCAGATCCTTTTATGAGATAGCTCTTATCACCTATATCTATCTGCCAGGCATTAGGAAATGGAGCCATAGTAGATGTCCTCTCATCAACCTTGCCTATTACTGCTATTGATGTATCTTCTTTAAGTAGTTCGGATATTTTTTTCTTGTCTATTATAGTCTCGCCTGTCTTAGTATCCCATAGATAACTACCTGCAATAACTGATCCTTTTATATCACTATTTAATTTACCGTTTACTGCTCCTGAACCAAAGAAATATGACTCAGCATCCTTTACCTCTTTCGGATCAGTTGGTCTCTCTACCTTTAGATACATACTCTGATCTTTTGTTTCATCGATATATTTCTTAAGAGCAGTAGCTTCTTCTGATGATGTTGCCTTATCACTTAATGCCTTTTCATTCTTTAACCTAGCAATGATATTGGCAAATCCTGCATCAGATGATAATGGTATCTTATTCTCATGGAAGAAATTATATAGTAATTTCTGATTCACCTTTCTCTTTGTAAGATCCGTCATATTAACAGATGTCTTAGAAGCCGGCATAGTCTGTGTTGCTATACCGACTCCCTGTTCACCACCACTACCATTACCACTACCTGTAGATGTCTTATAGATATCTAATGTACGACTCTCCTGCATATACTTCTCACCAAGAGGTTTATAATAGTTATATGCTTCTTCAAATGTAGGATTACGTGGATTACCATTCTCATCTCTAAACCGTGTCCTTAGATATGCTGCCTCCTTACTATTCCCTTCTACTGCCTTCTGTGCCAATGATTGTATTACAGGTTCTAACTTATTAGGATCAATATATTTCCTTGTCTGTTGTCCTATCGATTCTCCACTCTCATTCAATAATGGTACAGATGTAAGATTCGGTTGAACCTGATTAAACGCTTCATTAGCATGCTTCTCAAGATCCTGATAATGTATTAACTGTCCATATGGAGAATATGGTTCACCAGGACGGAACTGTTTTATCTTACCTGTTGCAGGATGCACATTAGGATCATAATCCATATTATATGTATTAGTACTCCTTATCTGTGCATTACGTTCTTCATTACCTTGTGTAGCATCCATGATCATTAACTGTCTATCAGGATCAGACTGGAATTCTGTTCTTAACTTAGTCAGTTCCATAACAGCTTGTGGAGAATCATATGATGTTGCAAATCTGGTCTGAAACTCATTTATCCTATCTGAATATTTCTTTCTTACTATTGGTGCTATATCTGTTGTTCTATAACCATATGGTGTTGCAGCATTAAGACCTGATATCTCTCCTACATCTTTTGCAAACTGTTGCTGCTGACCATACTTCATGGCTCCTGCCTGCATGATGAGTTCTTCCGGATATCTGTCTTCTATAAACTGACTGGTATATCGTGGTGCTGATGGCTGATAAAAACGGTTGATCGGCATGATATTATATTATTATATTAACGACTATATCTTGCTCTTGATAATCCAAGTCTACTTATTGGTCTAAATAGATTTGCTCTATAGTTGATTCCTTCTTCTGGCGATATACCAGGATATTGTGACTCTGCAGGTGAAAAGATATCCTGTTGTGTAGGATTCCAGTTATTAGGATATACCTTAGATGCATCATAAGTAGATCCCAATGGAGATCCTTTAATATACCAACTTGATGTATCACGATCTAATCCAAGATTATTGCCAAATGCTCCCTGTGCAGCATCAAACCATCTGTCTCTATATTTTTCATCAGCTTTCTCTAACCTTGTATCCCTTGCATACTCACCTAACATTGTTGCAAGATTATTCCTCTGAAAATCTCTATTGGTCTGGTATGCTCCCATATTAGCAGCATTGATATTCTCTTCCTGTAATCCCATCTCAGTATTAAACATACCCGCTCTCATGGCATTGGATTGATTTATCTCATCCGCCCTGTTACGTATCCCTACATTAGTTGCTGCTGTCTGTCCCAATACTCCACTCTTGGTCTTTGCTTCTTCTGTTGCTGATTGTATACGCCTACGTAAATAATCTTTCTTAGATACTTGTTTCATCGCTTCATTACCTGTTGCAAAGACATCACCTACATTCTGTAACTGATATGAAGGATCAATAAGTTTCGGATTGATCTTCTCGGGATGAATAGGTGCAATATTTATTTTCTCTGGTCTTTCTCTTGCTGCCTTTGCAGCATTAAATGCACTCATAGCAATAGGAACAGCACCTAGTATATTATTAATACCAGATCCTTTTACATTATTACCTATTCCTTTATTTTCAGATAATGTCTGACCAGGGATATCTGCCGGATTACTAAACTTGATATCATATTTTTTATCATCAACCAATGATCCTAATGTAGATCCAATATTCATATTATCATCTGGTGCAATATATTTTAATGAACTTATATCAGGAGTGAAAAACTTATTTGTATTAGTTCCTGTACTATATCCTGTTGCAGTTCCTTCTGTATATCCTGCTTGTTTAGGAGTTCTAAAATCTATTGGTTCATTATCTATTGGTATTGTTGGTGTTATTTTATTTGTTGTTCTTATTGGTTGTTGTTCTTGAATGTTAATATTATTACCTTTATTAAATGGTAAATACATCAAATCTTCTGCATTAAAACCACCTTGATTAACTCTTGTCCTTGGATCTACAAGATTATTATTTCCATTTGGATCCCATCCTATTCCTGTAGGTCTTAAATTAGTAAATGGATATTTTATTGGTGTTCCAACATTTTCACTAAATCTATTAAGTGCTTTTAATCCCCATCGTATTGCTGGTACACCATATGTCCATGAAGGAGGATCAGGATTCAAATCTTTACCATACTGTGCATGATTATCTTCATTATCATACATATCGGCTAACTCTGCCGACATACGTGATACAACACTCATCATCCTGTTACGTGTGTTCATGGCGAATGGATCACCATCCCTGCCTTCAAACTGACTCTCTATATTCTTACTATAGTCTGCTACTGTCTTGCCTACTGCTTTCTTAGGTAGATTATATGCATTAGCTAATTCTTTTGTTATTGTTATATCATCAGAATTAACAACATTGTTTATTATCGTTTCTCCTCCCTGTACCTCTGCATCCGGAAGAAAGTTAATACCTCCTTCATCATGTGACGCTCCTTCCATTATCATTAATGGATTTCTTTTGCCATATATCTGTTCATCATTATCCATGCCATTGAGTAATCCTCCTCCTTCATGTTTCCATTTACGTGCATTCTGAGCAAAGACAGCTCTCTTACGAGTTAATGGATTCTTACTATGCGTTAATTCCTCTGTAGTCTTCCCTGTACGTTTCTTAAGAGCATTAAACTTACCTTTGTTCTCTTTCTTTATATGGATCTTACCACCTTTCTTATATTCTATTGGTTCCATGATAACTCCTCCTGTCTCTTTCTTTTTATTCTTTCTTCTCTCTTCAGATAATGCTATTGCTATTGCCTGATCTCTTTTTGTCACTAATGGTCCTGTTTTACTACCACTATGTAATGTCCCTGCCTTGAATTCATGCATAACCTTCTTTATCTTACCACCCTTCTTGAAATGCATCACATTAGGTGTCATATTAACCTTGCCTACTGTACGTGGCATAACAGTATCTCCTATCTGTTTTACCTCTTCATCATCTTCTCCTTCTCCGTAACTATTATTACTCTGTAATATATTTGCTGCACTCCCGGCACCAGGAACAACAAGATCCAATGCAAAATTCTTTATTGGATTAACAGTACTCTGTAATTTATTTGAAAAATCAGCTGCTTTCGATGAACTATATGCACTATCTTTTATGATATCTCCTGCACCAAAATTAGATAAAAAACTATCTGCTCTGCCAACAGCAAGATCTCCAATGAAAGGTAATACTCTTCTTTTTAACCATCCACCAAGATCATACATCTGATCTTCATCAAGTTCTAAGATATACTTTGGCTTAATATTCGGAAGTTTCCTTTTCTTTTTCATCACTATTTATATAAACTTTCTCTTGTAACAGTATAATACGTATAAAGATCATGCATCACGATCTTCTTATTGCTTCCATGAAGATATTTTAATAATATTCTTATGTATGAGTCTCTCATCCTTGGTTTAAGATTAGGAGTATTAGCAAGTATTCCTCTGTCACGTAAATCTTTTATCCTCCATGTTCTCATCCTTCTCTTTACATTATCATCTACCGTTAATGGTATCTCTAGAGTATGATAATATCCTACTCCATTACTATTGAATACTACTGCTGCTCCTTCATATGTTGTGGAGATCTGGAATGTATTTGCATCGATTATTAAGGCATAATATAATACCTCAGTATCTATCTCTGCAGGTATACTACTACCGGAAAACATTACTCTATCTCCCATCTCAAGTCCATGAGCAAGCGTTGATATTGTATCTCCTGCATTTACCATAATACATGCAATACCATCACTAACACTATATTGATAATCATTCTTCATAATAATACTATCCCATGTCTCATCAATAGTATTAATACCTGCTGATGTAATAGCTTCCATGCCATACTCATAATTATTAAATATGCATGTTATAGATCCTTGTGGATTAATCAGATATTCCATCTCCCCTTCTCTATATGTACCGTAAAACTCACCATGATTACCTTCATTCTCTTTATATAGTACAAATCTACCATAAATATCGTAAAGATTATCTAATCCATCTATCAACCATGTAGGCCATATGTCTATCTCAAACATGTACGCTCCAATAATACTACTATAAGAAAATGTATATGAATAATCTTTATAATAAATGAAGTATGGTATATCTCCATAAAGTTTTGGATTGAGCGTAGGATTATCTGTCTTATTAATTGTTAATATACCTGCACCAACAGCATCTGTTGATGCATACCATTCCACTCCATTAATGATAACCTTTGTTCTAGTAGCAATAGCAGGAGAATAATTAACACAAAACTCAACATAAGATACATCCTGGGTATTATATGTAGCAAGTTCAGATACTACTAATGCACATATGACTTCTTTATATCTCTTATTCTCATATATCATTATCGTTCCACCATGGAACTGATTAACATAATCCTTAAGATAATCAGCATATCCTTTAAACTTAGACGATAATCCTTTTATCAATCCAAGATCTTGTGTCTCTCCATTATATAATCCAAACATACCTTGATTAGCATCAAACCAACAGAATCCATTACCTATCTTCTCTACCGACATAGGATGTATGGTACCGCTATCTGTCGATATAAAATCAAAATAACGAAGGTTATCTGCAGACCCAAGTTCAAGTAATGAATTATTCTGTATAGGAAGTACTGCTCTCTCGTCAACAGATAATGTTCCTATTGCATGATCCATGAATACCAATACAAAGTTTTTAAATTCAAACATATCATTTATAGGACCAAAACCTGTAGGTAACATCTTCTCATTATCTGTAAGGAATTGTAAAAATGAATCAGTCTCTTCTCTTGGAACCTTTTCAAGTGATATCTTTGTAAGAGTGTCATCATGTATAGTAAACTCATAGTCTGTCGGCTCCATGAAATATAACTTACTTATATTCTGTTGTGAATAAACAGAATTATATTCATACATGTTAATATCCTGAAATAGATCATAATCATTAGTAGGCATTAATCCTAACAATGCACCAAATGCTCCATTATGATTCCCTGATTCCTCTCTTATTGCATGTACGTAATAATCTGTATAATTAGCACTGAATTTATATCCATGTGACAAACCAAGATTTATCACTGATTCACAAGGAAATGATGTTATAGCCATAAATCTTTGCGCATCGGTAACATCAGGATTAGTATCTCCATTATTATCATCAACTGACCACATAGTTCTCAGATGTTCATGGAAATCGATAAATGTATCTCCTCCATATATCTCTATATCATCTTCACCACCGGTTATTGAAGTATATATCCCACAATCTATATATGTATTATTCTGTCTTGCACTATATGTTAATCCACCATATTGTGCAGCAGCAATACCAGGACGTTTATAATCAAATAATAATAATTCCAACTCATCTGTACTTATTAAATCAGCCTGATCTATATTTGCATCAAGAACAAGAACAAAACATGTACCACTGATCCCTTCATGATTAGTAGTATCCATAGTTAATGCTGTAAAATCTAATGACCTATTAAGTATATAAAATCCTCCAGGAGTAGATGGCAATGATATTTTATTATCATCTTCTCCACCCCATTCAACAGGTCCTGCAAGAATACCATCTAATATATTATATATAGGTAATGTTGTAACACCGGTAATGTTAGTTGTCAGATATTTACTTACATTAATCCAGCTATTACCATCAAATAATGTAGGAAAGTCACTACCTCCTATCACTGCTGTTCTTTCATTTGTACCCCAGTCTTCCAATGTATCTGTAAGTTGCTGAAGATATGTTGTCCTTTCAGTTAATCTTGATACTACTTTTATATAATCATTTGTTGATGGTGATATATTTTTAAAATAATTTATCTCTGGTGATATAAATTGTATAACATCATCCTGATCTAGATAACCTGCATTCATTCCCTCAGTAGGTCTTTTAAGTATTGATCTTGTATAACCTGTTATAAGATCACGATAACTACTTGTTCCGGCACTTACCAAAAACATATTAGATGCTATACCTTGTGTCAATATTGTTCTATCTGATTCTTTTCTTTCTACCCTTACGATCTTTATAGCTACAACATCTTGTGTAAGAAGACTGGCAGTATTGATTGTAAACTTTATACCTAATGGATGTGCTACAGATGTGGTACCAACAGAAAGTGCACATAATGGAGATTCTATTACAGTAGGAAACCTAATATCACCAATCCATTTCACAAATGAATCTTGTCCCTTACTATTTACTCCCACAAGACCCATACGATATATCTCATCGTGTTTAAAATTTAACATATACGCACAACGTAATGGATTCTTATAAGAATCATAACTTGATAGATCCTCTATCACTACAATATCTGGTTGTGTATATCTGCTATTTGCTGATTCTTCAAATACCATCGATTCATATAAAAACTCATACTTCACGTTTGGTCCTTCTCCTCCTATTGTAGCTGTTGCAGGATCAGCAATACCATTCTCCTGATACTTATAAGCAAATGCATCAGTATCATCATATGTAGCTACCTCTGGTAGTAATGACGTAGCAAAGTCATAGTTATATGGACAAACACAGTCATGTATTGCAGGTACTTCAGCAGCAGCTATAAGATATGTAGCTGCAGGCCATACACCAGTCTTAACAATAGTTTGATATACACCAGTAGATGCTGTTCCTACCTTACAATCATATACCCAATCCGCTCCATCAACAGTTGCTTTAAACCTATATGCTCTGGCATCAAAATCAATATCAAAAAACTTCTCTGTGATATTACCTATGAGCATCTTATTTCCTTTCTGTGTCATAGTCTTACAGAAAAGATGAGGATTACCTAATGTACGAAATGCATTCCATGTTATTGTACCCATGGTATAACTTCCATAATCTGTGATAACGAGATTATCTATTACATCATATTCACCTACCACATGTATATCCGGTTCTTGGTTAAGATTACGATATAATACTGCTACTATCCTTATACGATCATAATCAGTATCAGCACCATCTATCTCTATAGTAACAGACTTCCCGGAATTACTTGGATTACCACTATCATCTAATGCAGGTGTACCTTTATAAAGTCTTATATATGCTCCTGTGAGTCCTTCACCAGACTGTGTAAGATGTATCAATGGAGTACATGGAGAGAAACATGTCTCAACACCATTGATATTATAATACTGAAATGCATATTGTATCATCCCTGCATATATATATCCTGATAATATATTACGTATTGTAGGCTGTACAAAATCTGTCTCTCCTAATATATCTAACTCAGATACATCTGTTATATCCGGTGCAATAATATCTATAAATCTTATCTGATTAAAATTATCTGTCCAATATACTTTTATCAGTGTATCTGATTCATAATATCCTACTACCTCATCATATATTGGATGTTGTGCAGTGAGATTCATTGCATTATTAGTATATACCAATGTCCATGATGGAACTGCAACAGATAGATCTGTTCTATGTATTGTTCCTCTTGATGCTGCATCAGCACCACCGGGATCAGCAGTATTACAATCAGTGGTCCATACAACAAGATAATTACGTATTATCTTCCATCCAATAACAAAATCATATATATATGCACTACCACCATATGTCGGTGCCGATAATAATAATGTATTTCCTTTTATTGATATGACATTACCATTACATAACTCATCAAATGATGTAACGCGAAAGTTCTTCATATTATAATAAGAATCCGGAGAATACTTATTCTTCGAAGAATCTTTATCCATTCCACCTTTATATGATGATACATGTCTTGGCATTATTAGTCAGTATTCGTTCCCAATGTCAGATCTTCTACATTACCAAAATAAGCATATGAAGAATCATGTTGTCCTATTATACTTGTAAGTTTTAATCTTGCCCACGTCCATGACTCCATTATATCAGGATCAGGACGTATGAGTGCTGTATGAGCACCACCCGCTCTCCACATCCTGCTGGTATTTATCCTGTCATATATGAATGGATCGATCTTCTTCTCTGCAAGAAGATTGAATGCTATCCTCTCTGATATGAATTCCTTTGCATATTCGAGGACTCTCTGTTCAGCAGGTACAAGAGGATAACCTCTCTCGTCAATAGGAAATGCCTGGTAACACATCTCCAGAGTCTTCTCCTCTTCCTCAATAAATATATATCCTCCTTTTATCTTGTATACCTTATCTGTATTCTGATATGCAGGATCGCTGTTAAGATCATATCTACTTGCTGTATGTGTTGCTCTTGACTCTCTATATACCTCTTTACTGTCATAGTCTCTTATACCTCCTTTGAGAACCTTTATAAAATCTATTGGTAATACACCTCTATATTGTGTTATAGTTATATTGGGAGTTAGTATATCTGCTCCTGTAATCTTCTGTCTAAACATATTAGGTGCATTAATAAGACCATATATAGATCCTATCCATTCCAATACATCAGATACTTTTATCCTCGTGATGAACTTGTAATCTCTATATATCATCTCTATTACACGTTCAATAGAAGCAAACTGTATCTTATCATTTTGCCTCTCGACTAATTCAAATGGATTCATATCAATAATTTATTACTCATTCCTGCGATAAATCCACTGATAGTACTTGCTATATCAGCAGATGTCATCTCTTTCTTTTCTTCTTCCTTTGGTGTCTTTACCTTATCAAGAGGATTATCAACACTTATATATTCCTTCTCATCACATTTCCATGATCTCTTATCGCCTTCTCCTATGTAATAGGAATGTTCTATACGAACTATAAAACCATTCTCTACCTCTCTTACATTAAGTGTCTTTGATTCATCATTCTCATAAGATTCCCTTATTGAATAAGTTGTCTTACCATTTTCTGATCTTGTCGATTTGTTAGATTCAAGTATTGCTGCCATGATATTAAAATTTTGTACAAAATTGAATATTTGGATTCTTATAAATAAGATCACGTAATTCATTTTTATATTGCTTCCCTACGTCAAACAAATATACTGATCTATTTCTTAATGCACTCATCTTCTTCTTCCAGCCAAAACGAAATATCCTACCATCTGTATGTTCATTTGTATAATAACATATAGGTTTATTCTTTATCTTTTTAAAATCTTCCTTTGTCTTGCATTCCGGATAAAGTTTTCTCCATAATATTATTGATGAATTCCAGTCTATACACATATTACGTTTTATTATCTCTCCATCTTCATTAAACTTTATTTTCTGTTGTTGCTGTATAACTCCTATAGAACCTAGTTTACATGGCATTTTAAAAATATTACCACGTAATATCGATTGTATCTTAAGATGATTAAACTTCTTACATATTCTTAACCATACATGATATTGAACATTTGCATCACAAGTCTTATCAACATAATTTACTTTATTACCATATGTCTCATATTGATCAAAACCAATGATCTTCTTTTCACCATCAATTATCTTTGGTTTATATTTGAAACGATTCTTATACATTTTATATAATCCGTAACTCAATACGCCAGTCTTACCCTCTGTCTTAGTTAATGATGCCATTATGGTATATTATTTTTAGAATCATTATCATCATTAGTCTTATCAACAGGAACCTTTAATAACATATCTATATTCATCGTCTTTATCTGATCTTTCATATAATTCCATAAATCAAGACTTATGGGATATTCTTGTGAAAGACTCCAACATGGATCACCGGTGACATGAATGAAGTTACCAAGATCTCTCGGGTTCTCAAATATGCCCATTACACCAACCTGCGATATAAGATACCAACTATTACTTATTGATTTTGATACTATAAATAGATAATCATCAAGTATAAATGAATATATCTGATCTTTATTAAACCGTCCATTACCACTGTTTATTGCTTCATTATATTCACAATGATTAAACCGTGGAGATGCCATATCTATCGGACCAGCATTAATAACACCATCCCATGATGTAAAATTAATCATACGTGGTAATTTCCTGTTTGTCCTCAATATTCTATATCCTGCTTCAACTCTATCAGGCAACATAGATCTGTCAATAGATATAACACTCTCTGTCAATACCTGTGCCAATGAATGATCAATATTGATATATGCAGAATCCCTTCTCTCTATCCATGTAGATCTTTGTGCTACTATCCAGAACTCTATTTGTCTCTCAGTAAGAAGATCCTCATCAGTTATATGATTATTTCTTAACTGAGATCTGACATCGTAAATATACTGGTAACCTGTCATTGATTTATAATGCTAAAATTAATATTACTACTGTTTCTATCATTGATGTTACTTTCCAGAATCCTTTTCTTCTTCTATTCTTATCTAATTCATTCTTGTAAAGATCTGCCTTTTCTTCTGTATTTACAATAATCTTTTCCAGATTAGACTTTTGTTTCTCTGCTGTATTATAACTCTTCATATAACTAACTCTTAATGAATCGGCATTATCTCCTATCTTCTCACAATTGATCAATTGATTCTCCAATGTAACAACAAGTCCTGTTAGCTGAATATTCTCCAGATAATCTTTATGTATATTTTTTATCTGTGGTTCATTAAAAGGATATATCTGTTTCCCGGGATAAGGATATGCTATCTCATTAAGAAACTTATATGAACTATCTGCAGGCATATTTAGTAACCATTCAGGAATACCTGCCAGACGTTTCTTTAGAATCTTATTATTCTTTATAAGACTATCTTTTTCTTTTAGCAATAATGCTTTTGAATATTCTAATTGACGTCTTATAATCATTTCTCTATTCAATGAATCCTTTAATGTTCTATTATGAAGAGAAAGAATATCATTCTGAAGATCTAGTCCTGTCACCTGTCTAAACAATCTGTTTGCCTGTTCACGATTACATCCATTACTTATAAATGACATGATAAATAAAATAAATAATAATAGTAATCCGATAGTCTTTATACGACTAATATTCCTACCTATCCAATCAATAGATATCCCTATATAATGAGATAATTTACTTATTAATATCCTTAATCTCTTCATCTAAGTTTATTTTTAAGATAGTCGTCAACGTGATCCCAGATAAGGACCGCAAGAATAACGACTAAGATTATTAATATGATAGTTATCTTCATCCCTTTGAATCTTTAACTTCTTTCTTTGCATCAAAATACTGCTTTCCGGTAATCAGAAATACTGAAAACGGAAGCGAAAACATGAATATAGTTCCATTAGTTTTAAACTTCCAATCAAGCGTAAACGCCATTGTCTGAAAGATAAGCGCAACTAATTTCGACCAGGTAATTGTAAGTAACCATTTCATATTATATCCTATTTAAAACATTCATTTGCAATCTTGTAAGTCCTGCACATTGCGGTTTTTTTGGTTCCACGTCCGAGTGTTGCATCACTTTTATCTCTCCAAACTGATCCCGTAACCTGTTAATCAGATGATTCAGCGACCTTATTTGTGCATCTGTAAACGTACCGGATAATCCAATAAGACAGATACCAACAGCATTATTATAGCCAAATGCGTGCGCTCCCTTTTCATCCAGCTCCATATCTGCATCATCATCAAGAGGTCTGCCTGTCTCAATATGACCGTCAAAATAAGAATGGAATTTGTAAGGTGATAGTAATCCATTGAGAATGACATAGTGATATCCTATTGTTTCCCAGCCCCTTTCGGCAACATGCCATTTTGTTATTACTGAAGCATTACCCCAGCTACTATCGCTGCAATGTACTATTATGTTTATCATCTCTCTTTTTTTATAAGGTACCTGGCTGAATCATTATTAAAGAATATAATACGACTTGAATCAGGCAATGCCAGAATCTCACCACGCGGATTAACCACAAGTGGAATACTCTGATCGTCCTGTTTTTGTATAATAGTAGCTCCCTGTTGAATATTACGAAAACCAAAATATGTTGAAGTTCCTAAAGCACCAATGGCAATGATTACACCTATCACTTTTAATATATTCTCAAACCTTTTTCTTGCTTCTGATTTTAACAACTTATCTCCTGCGACAAA